ACATTGACATTATTACTTTCAGCTCACTTTGATTATTATTATATGCTTTTCATATTTACTAATTAAAGTATTTCAATTTTTTTTTATTTTACCCTTCAATCATGTTTACTGAAAAATTGTATTTATTCCACCTTTGGGAAAGGTGGAGCCAAAGAGACAACGGAAATATTTTTGTGCCTTATATCTTTATATTTACAAGGGATATATGTTTCCAGAAGCCCATACTGAAAAATGGGCTATAATTGTGAATGCTTCAAAATAAGATTAAAATAGGCTGACTTGAATTTAATTAAACAAATGGTCATAAGGCCCATTTGAATGAGTTAGAGCTCCCCTTATAATTTTTCAGTCATGCAATAATTTGTGATGTTAAATAAAAAATTCAAATTCTTTTTACACCTTTTAACATTTCAAATGCCTAATTTTATAAAATAATACTACTTAAAGACAACCCTTTGCATCCTGTCTGTGATATTCCCTGGGATATTGATGTAAATGAAATTCCTTCAGGAGAACCACCTAAGCGTGAAATTGCTGGGGAATGGTATAAGGAATGGAAAAATTGTAGACGCGAAGTCGCAATGAGTGTTGATGTATAAAATTATAGGTAAGTTATTACTAGATTGTAGTAATATAAATGTAACAATTAAATAAATTAATTATAAAAGATTAATTCCTTTTTCTCTTTAAGTTGTTTTAATTTATATTAATTCCTTTTTCTCTTTAAGTTGTTTGAATTTATATTAATTCCTTTTCTCTTTAAGTTGTTTGAATTTATATTAATTCCTTTTTCTCTTTAAGTTGTTTTAATTTATATTAAATTTCAATTACTTTTTAAAATTGAAATGAAAAATAGTTTGGATATTAAATACACTAACGAATAAAGATGTCGTCTCCAAGAGAATTTACTATGAATTTTAATTTTAAACTTGTGTACACAGGTATTGTACATAATATAGAAATTTCCAGTAATTTTAGTTTTCATGATTTATTTGATGAAGTATCTGCAAAATTTCAACCACATATAAATTACAATAAATATTATCTCGACTTTGCAGTCGCTGGACAAAATAAGGGCGAATTAGCTTTGGCAGTAGCCCATCATAATTTACACGAGCCGCTTTGGTATGAATTTGGAAACAGATGGAGACAAATCAGTTTTTATGTAAGACCTATCAATAGAAATGATGACTTATTTCATCGCATGGATAATTACAACGTAGAACCCATTGAAGAGGAAGCTTCAGAATCAGAAGTTACAGAAGTAGAAAGCCGAGAGAGGGATACACTAGGAGTCAATCTCCCATCGCCACCAGGATTAACTAGACAGAGAGATATTCATTTAATGTAACTAACTAATTACACCGACCGAAAATAAAAATTTTGTTATTTTCCTTCTTATTTATGTGATACTTCTCTCGAACAAATTAATAAAAAAATATAATTGTAGTCATAATAACTAGTATAATTATTGCAAAACAAAATTTCATAAATCTTTGTTCATTATTATCATTATAAATAATATTTTCTTTAGTGTTCTTTAATATGCCTCGTAACGGAACTTGAATCTCAGACTGAACTTCTTTCTTAGTTTCATTTTGCGACTCAATATCAATTATAATGCTTGATATTTTTTCAGTATTCATTTTCTTCACTTAATATTGTATCTTCTGTATTAGAAGAATTATTCAAATCAAATTTTTTTGTTTCTGTATTTTTATGAATAAGAAAATAACGTTTATATTTCTTAACTCCTTCTAATGTATAACCATCTGATTTTCTAATTGGTTCCATCTTATAGCCATATACATGTAGAATTTGTCTAATAAGATTTAACAGAGGCCATTTTTGTGATTTATCTGCATTTTTTTGCAAACTAGTCATAAATGATGAACTATAATTTTTTTTTAATTCAGGAATGAAGTGCTTAAGTTCATCATATTTATTGTCTGATAATAATATTTCTCTCGAAATACTCATTCCATTTATGTCATCAAAATGATTTATTTCTAAACCAACAACTTTAAAAATTGATTTGATTTCATTGTCCATTTATAAAAAAATTGAAAATAATTTTAAGAATAAAACAGAAATTATAATTAATAAAAATGGAAAATAACGCTATGAATGTTAAGAAAATATACGAATTCGAAAAATATATTGCAAATGTTGATGATGTTAAGATTATTCTTGATACATATGGAGTAGCAATTATTCCAAATGTATTGAATGATGAAGAATGTCAAGAAATGAATAATGGCATTTGGAACACATTAGAGCATTTGACAAGTGATTGGGATAAACCTATGAATAGAAATAATACAGAAAGTTGGAGAGAAATGAAATATTTATATCCTAAACATTCGATGTTAATACAAAATTGGGGAATTGGTCATGCTCAGCATATTTGGAATATCAGACAAAATCCTAAAGTCGTGGAAGTTTTCGCTAAAATTTGGCAATGCAGTAAAGAAGATTTGTTAGTAAGTTTTGATGCAACATCATTTCATCTTCCACCGGAAACTACAAAATTAGGTTGGTATCGTGGTAATGATTGGTTTCATTCTGACCAAAGCTATGTAGATAGTAAATTTAAATGTGTACAAGGATGGGTGACAGGTTATGACATTAACGAAGGTGATGCTACTTTATCAATTCTTGAATCGAGTAATGATTATCATAAAGATTTTCAAGAAAGATTTCATATAGATGTTAAAGATGATTGGTATAAATTAAATGAAGATGAGAAACAGTTTTATCTTGAAGAAAAAAAATGCTTGCACAAGCGTATTAAATGTCCAAAAGGTTCACTTGTTTTATGGGATAGTAGAACAATTCATTGTGGAAGCGAATCTTTAAAGACGAGACATGTAGCTAATTTCAGAAATGTGGTTTATGTTTGTTATGAGCCGCGTAGTCGATGCACTGAGAAAAATTTGATTAAAAAACAAAAAGCACTTGAAAATTTAAGAATGACAACTAATTGGCCATGTAAAGTAAAGTTATTTCCAGTAAATCCAAGAACATATGGTGGTCCAACTCTTGATGTAAGAAAGTTACCTCAACCAGTTCTCAGCGAACTAGGAAAGAAACTTGCAGGATTATAAATATAAATAAGTATTTGTATTTTATTGTAAAAAATAAATTTATATAAAGTCCACATTTAAATATTAAATTCAGGAATACTGTATGCCTCGCCATTCTTGAGATACTTTGCGATGATTTTTGGATTAACGCGATTCATAACAATATCAGCTGTATTATAAACGTTATTTGTTTTATCAATATAATAAACAATACCTTGAATATCCTGTGCCCAAACTTCAACTTTATGAGTATTAACTTTATGTTCATCAGGATTTTCAATAACAATACCGTGTGGTGTTCCCTTCATATGAGTTCCACAAAACTCGCTTCCCTCTTTTCTGCGTCGTGTGCATTGTTCGTCGCTAGCTCTTTTTGCACAACATCTATCATAAATTGGAACAAAATTTTTAACCCGCTTTCTTTTCTGAAAATCTTCTTTATTAAATGAAAGCCTATCATAGTCATAAATATATTGTAATAACTGAGTAGACTTATCATCACTACTTAATCCTAATTGAGTAGCCTTCTCTCGAATGCTATCCTTGAATGTAGTAATATAAGTTTCAACCTTTTTGTTTAGACGTCTTTCCATTTCTTTATATTGTTTATAATATATTGTTTTGTATTTATATCAATTTTTTATATAATTAGAAAACCAACTTAAAGACAATGTGACTATTTCATAGGTTCCAAGCTATTGGAACAGATAGTAATGATATTACTATACTTACAAAACCAATTTCCTTTTTAATTTCTGTTAATCTTTCATTTTGTTGTCTAATTAAGTCTTCAATAACTTTATTGCTATTTTCTGGAAAAGTTGTTTTACTATGTGTATGACTGAAACGTCTAATAAATTTTGGTCGCATTAATCTTAGCATAATTTTGAACTATTTATATCTTTAAGTTTGTTTTATTAAGGCATTATTTCTCACTAATAAAGTATTAATACAAGTAGCACCGACTATTATTATTGGACCCATTAAAGTGACAATATTTATAATTAATATTGTAGAAGTGTTTTTTGCAATACTATTCAAAGATTCTGTTTGTTGGTTCATTAAATTAACACATCTTTCTTTACAATTTATATCACAGTTTGCTCTAATATTAAATCTTTTAATTATTTTTGGTCTCAACAACGTTGTTATCATTATAATATACAAATTATAATAAAATTTCTTTAAGCTAATTTATTATTTCTTTTTTCTATTGTAAGCTCGTTTCTTTTTTGATTTCTCTTGTAACTCTGAAATTGGTTCTTCATTTACAATTGGTTCTTCATTTACAATTGGTTCTTCATTTACAATTGGTTCTTCATTTATATTTGGTTCTTCATCAAGATTTGGTGGTTCTTCATTAACAGTTATTACTTCACTAATATCTAACTCATCATTTATGATAGGTTGTTCAGATTCATTTTTTTCATCAATTATTATATCATCTTGTTCAAGAATAACATTTTCGATTTTCAAAGAATTATTTATTTCTTCATTATTTTTCTCTCCATTTAATGATTTATACTCTTCAAAATTAAGTGGTATAAAATTATTAGCTTTAATATCTTGATTATCGAATGACTCTATATGTAGTGCAATATTATTGTTTTCTAAAACATAATTGTATTTGTCATTTTCGTTTATAATTGAATCACATGATTCTTCTATACCATAAAAGATTTCTTCTATTTCGTTATCAGTTAATTTTGGTTGAACTATTTTATCTTTTTTAGGTTTACATAACTGTAAAATATTAGTTACTTTATGAACATTTTTCTGAAATATTTTTTTATAATCATTTTTTTGTTTATTTGGTGTATTTACACTGCTTTTAGAACCATCACTGCTTTCACTATTAGTTTCTGAACCGATTGAGGTTTTTAATTCATGTAATAATTTTTTATCCATATTACCAGTAATAAACTCACTGAGTAATTCTTTTTTCTTATTTTTAGTTATTTCAACTGAGTCATCGAATTTAATATCGTTACTTATATGAGTATACATTAATTGAATTTTATTACTAAAACGCTTTAAATATTTTGAATGCATTTTATGAAAAAAATCAATATATGTAATAAACATCAAAATTTTCTCTCTCATAACACTTATATTAAAATTAAATGATGTGATAAAATTATCTATATTTAATCCGATATTCTGTTTAGTTTTATGAATTAATAATTCATTTTCCTTATTATTAATAATTGACATTAATATACCAAGTAGATTTAATATATTCTCATGCATATCAAGTATGGTTTCAAATTTATACTCTTTAAAAGGTTCTAAGTCTTTATATATAGGAAAATTATTTATTTTAACTAAATCTGATATTTTTTTGTCAGTTACAGTTTTTGATATGTATTCAACAATAATTTTGTGTAATTTAAAATATTCACAATACATTCTATTATTTATTGCCAAAAATAGTCGTTTCATATCATCATATTCAATATCAATTAATTTGCTCTGAAAATGGAATGAATCTAATCCAAATACAAACATTTCACTTTGATTAGTTTTAATAAATTCCGAGTATATTTGTCGAAGTCTATCAATTCGAACTTGTAATATATCAAATACATTTTTTACAGTATTTCTTATATTAATTATATCATTAAAGTCACTTTTTAATTTAACTAATCTTGTTTCCATATAATTAAAAATATTATAATTTACTATTAATTTTTAATTAAAATATTTTATTATTATAAATGGATAATGCGTCAGAATCAAGTAACGATTTATTAATAGACCAAAAAAATATTATTGAATGGACTCCTGAGCATGAACAAATACTTATTGAATGGGCAGATAAAGCGATGTGTTATAGATGGCTTCATTCGAAATCAAATGTTATGTATAATAGATTAAATGCATGGTATACTATACCAGTAATTATAATATCTACTTTGACTGGTACAGCCAACTTTGCACAGGAAAGAGTACCATTAGAATATCAACATTTTTTTGTAATGATAGTTGGAGCCTTTAATATCACAGCTGGTATTATTACAACTATTCAACAATTTCTAAAAATTACACAATTAAATGAATCTCATCGTGTTAGTAGCATTGCTTGGGACAAATTTTATCGTAATATTAAAATTGAACTAGCCAAACACCCGTTGGAGAGAATAGACCCAAAACAAATGTTAAAAATGAGTAAAGAGGAATTTGATAGATTGATTGAAACTAGTCCAAATATACCTGAAAAAATAGTCCAACAATTCAAAATAAATTTTTTTGAACAAGAATCTTTTGATAAAATAATTAAGCCTGAAATTTGTGATATTTTGGTGCCAACAACTGAATATAGAAATCCTTGGTATAATGAAGATAATCAAGCAAAAACACTTAATGACATGCTAAAGAATGAGCTTATTAAGAAAAATAAAGTTAAAAAACAAAATGAATTAAATAGAAAAATTGTTCAAGATTTTGTTACCTTTTTTAATAATCTAAATAATCGTGAACCAATGGAATCTGAAATAATAGATAATTTAAAGGAAAAAATTGATGTAAATACAATAAAAAAAATTATAGACCAAAATAGGAGTTTATCTGTTAAAGTTAGTGTCGATGAAAATATCTATATGGTATAAATATGGTATAAATATGGTATAAATATGGTTTAGGTTTTTGGGTAATCATTTGGTAAAATGAGAATACATAAAATAATAAATATATAAAACAAAATATATACACCATAAACATGTTCTCCTATACCATAAAAATTTAAAACTTGTGTCAAACTATAAAAAAAAATAATTGATAAACCTATTAGTGTTATTGGGCTCATATATATTATTATTTTAGATTATTTAATAATATATTATTCTAAAGTATACTATAAGCATTATTACAATCATCAAATTTGTCACCTAGATTCTTTTTATCTATAAAATGATAACTTAATGGAACTTGTTGGTTATAATCTTTTAAAACTATCATTGGTGTTTCCTCTAATATTCTTCCATCATCTAATTCAATTTTTCCTAAATAAGTACTATCATATGCATTACTCCAAATACCATCATAGTCAGATATTCTTAGAGTTAATATTTCTAAGTTATGGTCTAAATTAGGGTCCTCTAATCTTTGTTTTTTAATTTCAGATAAGTCATTAGGAGAATTTGGCATGTTTTCGATATATTTTGTTACTCCAGTAAATAATGCAAATCTTACTATTCCACCTTTTGAATATTTGCCATATTCATCCTCAGTTATTAATTTATTAAATTGATATTCTGGTTTATAATTATTTGACCATCCACCTTGCCGAATAGATTGGTTAAAATTTGTAAAATAAAAATAAGGACCTAAAATTTCTGATTTATTTTTTGCACTCTCTCCAAAAATTAAAACAAAACTCAATTTTTCAGTAGTAGGTTTACCAACATAACCAACAATAGGTGTTTCATATGGTTCATTTTTATCATCATATAAATAATTAATTGAGTTATTTTTTAAAAAGAACATTGTTGTATAATTGTTAATTGGAATATTGCATGCTCTGCGTTGATTTATAATTTCATCAGTTAATACAAATCTAATTGGGTTTGATAAATATGTATCATCTATATTAATATCAAATTTTGATAAATCAAAAAATAAATGAATATTATTTTCGTATTCATAAAATCCATCAAAATCAATTTTACTAATAAATTCTTCAAAATTTTCAACTTGTAATATTCCTGATAAAAATACTTTTGCATAGCTAATTAAACTATTAGTATTAATTGATGAATAAACAGGTAAAATTGGTAAAGTTAATGAATCATATCCATTAGTCGAGAGAAGAAATTGAAGGAATGGAAGTTTTCCTGAGGAATTAATTTTATAAACACATAAAATTATATTTACATATTCATGTGTATCAGACAATGTATTAGAATCTTTTACAAGAATTTGTTTAATTGGATAATTATAATAAACTGAATCATTTGAATTATTTTCCATAATTATAATTATACTATAGCAATTTGTTTAATTTATTTTATTATTTATCTATTTTTCTTTTAATTGTCTCTTTTACTTGTTCTTCACGATTATCCATAACATGTTTTGTTATTTCTTCAGCAAGAATTGCATTATCCTTGTAATAATTTTGTAATGCAGCTAACAAAGTCTTACCACTAATTGGTTTTTTAACCTTATTTTTTTTGTAAACTAATGCTCCACCTGTAATATCAAAACAGTCTATACTATTTGTCTTCATAACTGTAACTAAATTTTCAGTTAAAGATTTCTTTTTATTTGTTCTCTGTTTAATTTCAGCCTTTAATTGAGCAATTTCATTATCTATTTTTATCCATTCCTTAATATTATTAATTAATTGTTCCTTTGCATCCATTAATTAATATTTATATATTATATTTAAATCTTTAATTATTAATAATTAATTCCTTATGATTTAATGTATAATGTCTTTTACACATATTTACTGAAAAAATATTACATCCACATGGTTTATCTTTATTTGGACCAGTTTTTAAAATTTGAACGCATCCTGTTTGATTTTCTATATTTGCTGGACCTAATACAACATTTTCTGACATCGAATTTTTCTTCAAAGCTTTTGTTTTTTGTTTTTCCTCCTTTTCCTTAGCTTTTGCGTTTTGTTTTTCAAGAAGTTTAATTTGTTTTTCTAGTATTTTTACCTGCTTCTTTTCATCCTTTTCCTTCTCCTTTTGTTGTAGCTTATATTGCTTTATCATGTCTTTCTTATGTGTATAACAATAATATTTTGTATCACCATATGTGATTAGTTGTCCTGGATTTACTGCATTATAAACTGAAATTTGTGTTCCGTGATAATGACCACAAGACTGATTGTTTAGATATTTAGAATTTGTTTCTGACTCTGGTTTAGTTGCGTCATAGTTTTGATTTGGAAATTTATATTCACATTTATGAGATTCATAAGTGTTATTTGAATGTGACTGCTTTAAATTTGGGTCATAGAAATTTACACCATTTACTTTTACCAAACCAAGTTCCTCATAATATGGAAGTATATATTGTTGTTTCTTGCGACAATAAGGGCATCTTATTTCATTTGTATTTAATTTACTATGGGTTCCTTCCATATTATTGAATTTATTCTTATGATTAACCAAGTCATTATATAAAGGTACATAATTAAACTTGTGACCACAAATTAAATTCAAATGCTTATCTGTTAATTCTTGATTTGATATTAGACATTTATTTTTATCTTCTTCTGTCTTTTCTTCATTCTCTTCAATATCAAGGGATTTATATAACTCAGAAAAAAAATCAATTCCACCTTCTATATTGTATTTACTCATTTAATTATTATTTATGTTATATCTTTATATTTTTTATGTTAAATTCATATATAATGTCGCCACCTGAAGTTTGGGGTCCTGCAGTATGGAGATTGTTTCATACGCTTATAGAAAAAATGAATCCAGAATTATATTCACATGTAATTGGTTCTACGTTTGGAATGATTGTTCAAATATGCAAAGTATTACCATGTCCTGAATGTTCGAAGGATGCTAGTAGTTTTTTAGCAAAAATAAATTTAAAAGATTATAAAACAAAATATGAGTTTAAAAATATGTTATATTTATTCCATAATTGGGTTAATGCAAAAAAACGAAAACCATTATTTAATCATGCATATATGAATATATATTCAAATTTTAATTTAATATTTGTAATTAAAGATTTCATTTCAAAATATAATACAAAAGGTAATATGAAATTACTAGCAGAATCATTTCAAAGAGGTTTTGTAGTTAAAAATTTAATAGCTTGGTTTAAAACACATTCTCGTGCTTTTATTAGACCACAACCTATTATTAATATTATTAACAATAATAGCGAACAATTGGAACCCATTCAAGAAGAAACAAATGAAAAACCTCTTGTAGAAGAAAATATTGTAGAAGAAGAACCTCTTGTAGAAGAAACAGAGGAAATTCTTATAACAGATGAATATCAACTGGATGAAAGTTTTAAAGTAGAAGAAGTATCTATTTTAATTCAAGAACCTCTAGTTAATGAAGAACCAACTGTTATTCAAAAACCTAAAAAAAAGAGAAAAGGTAAAAAGTAAACCATTTCTAAATTTATGGTAACAAAATAAATATTAAATCTATAGTTCACTTTCTTCATCTTCTAAATGGTTGTCCATGTTCTCTAACTACCATATAACTTGTCACTGCTCATATTCTTGGTGTTTTATATGGTTGTCCATGTTCGCCTATACACATTCGTGTTGATGGCAATTCTTTGTTAATTTTGTATGGTTGTCCATGTTCGCCTATACACATTCGTGTTGATGGCAATTCTTTGTTAATTTTGTATGGTTGTCCATGTTCGCCTATACACATTCGTGTTTGTTCGCCAAGTTCGCGTGTTATACGATTTACATCCATATAATGCGGGGTTAAATTATTACGACTTTCTATAAGATTTTTCAAATCTTTTTCAAATTTAGATAATTCATTTAAATCAGCCATAATATATTTTAATGGAATTTTATCTTTAAGTCTTTAGCTAAATTAACTAAATTAACTAAATTAGCTAAATTAACTACTTAAATGTATTGTATATTTATATTTAATGAATGAATTTAAAATTGCCACTGTTCATCGAGAAAAAATTATTGAAATGGTAAAAGAAGAACAAATTGTTCGTTATTCAAAGGGAATTCAAGAAGCATATACAGAGCAATTTAATAGATCAAAAAATGAAAACAATGAAAGGGTTAATATTGAACAAGAAATCCAAAAATTTATTCTAAGAAAATTTGGATTTAAAGATGATACTGATTCTCTTTATCAATATTGGAAAATTCCATCAACATATTGGAATGATGAAGAGGTAAAACAAAACATATTTTATATGAAATTAAATATTTTTCAATACCCAAAACTAAAAATAGATGACGACATGATTGATGTCTCATTAATTGATTATAATACAGATACTATTAATTCTTTATTTTCTCTCCAAAAACCTAATAGACCTTTAGTTATTTTAGCTGGAAGTATGACATGACCACCATTTAGAGCCTCTATGAATGCTTACCAGAGGTTCTATGATAAATATTCTTACGTTGCTGACATATATATTCTGTATATATTAGAGGCGCATTTTGTTGAAAAAGATATCGATGGAAACTTTACAGGAGGATGGCCAATTGGTTATCAGTATAATTATAGTCAGACTAAAACGATTGAAGAAAGAAAGACGATGGTTCAATTATTGATTGATGAATATCATACATCGATTCCTATTTATATAGATAATATGAATAATGAATTTCAAAATGCGTACAATCCTTGGCCTGACAGAGATTATGTATTTATTGATAATAAAATTAAATATATATCTAAGCATAATGATGATGGAAGTAGAGAAACATATTGGACGGACGAAATTGCGTCTTTATTAGATAAATTATAAGTTTAATTTGTGAATGACAAACTTTTATTATAAGGTTTTGATAACAAATTACAAACTATAAAATACAATCTATAGTTCACTTATCAATGTTCCGTCTTTGAAAACAGAACATCGAAACGTTTGTTCGCTAGGTTGGTAACACATTTCCTTGTCACTTGACATCTCATTAAAAAATAAATACTTACCTGAACCACCTGCATACATCAATGTTACAATTAATGCAGCAGATGACATTCCAAGTAATATATTTAAGAATAAGTCACCTGTTTTAATTATACAATTTTTATAAATTTTAATAAATATATCCATAAAGAAATAAGTAATTAATGAGATAAATACCCAATAGTTAACAGAACCGTTGCTAAACATAGGAAATGATAAATACATAATGGTAAATGCAAAAACAAACGCACTAAATGTTGGATTGCCATATTTACTGTATTGTATTGAAGTGCAAATAGTTCTATCATTTAGAACTGGTTCAGCACCTGACATGATATAAACAAAATTTCTAACTACACAACAACCTATTAAAAATCCTAAATAAATCAAACCTTTGAAGTTTTGAAATATAAAAGACATTCCTGTTATACTTGTTGCAAGTATAACTGGAGAGAAAAATGAAAGAAAAACTGCTAGATTCATTGGTTGAAATAATTGTAAAGGTGAATCTGAAACACCTCCCATTTTCATTGTTGTATTTTGACTGCTCATATAATAATTGTAAATAATTTAATTTCAAGTATTATATTTTATTATTCAAATAGTAATTCAAATAGTAATTCAAATATTTCTTCAATTCTGCTTACGAGATGAAATATAATTCCATATAATAAAGGTGAATCTTTTTATTTTTCTAAAATCAAATCCAACACATCTTCAACTCGTTCTATTGAATGAAATTTAATTCCATCTATAAGTTTATTGTCTTTATATTTTTCCATTATTTTATCAAAATCATTTTGATTTTCTTTTGGAAAAATAAACTCTTTAATGCCAGATTTGATTGAATAAATTATTTTTTCTTGAAGCCCGCCAATTTCAGTAAGAGCTAAACCAAAATGTGTCTCTCCAGTTATGCCAAAGTAATTCTTAATTTTTATATCATTTAATAAGCTATATATTAAAACTGTAAAAGCGGTTGTTGCAGATGGTCCATCTTTTTTAGTGCTTATATCTGGACAATGTATATGAATTCCACAAATAGAATTATTTTTTACATCATTAAACTTTTCAATTAAATATTTTTGTCTAGTTGGAGTTGTTAAATTCCAAGCATTGGTTAAACTTACACTGATAGATTCTTTCATAACATCACCCATAGAACCAGTCAATATTAAGTCTAAAAATTTATTGGATGGAACAAAGCTTGCTTGAATAGGAAGAACTCCACCTTGACATAGTTGATTCGCCCATAATGCATTTATCAATCCAACCTTACTCTCATTATGAATCTTGTATAATTTTGCTGTTCTTTTATCCTTAAAATATTTTGTTTTTATATCATTGATACTTATGTTAATAGGTAATTCAAAATTAACATCCGAATTTTTTAATATATCTAAGTTAATCTCTCCAACTATTTCAAATAAAATCTCTTTTAGTTTACGCACACCAGATTCAGCAGTATATTCATCGATTATAATTTTCAAAACATCATCAGTAAAATGAATCGTATCTTCTAATCCCATTTTCTTATAGACATCTGGTAGAATATGAGTATTACAGATTATCAATTTATCTTCTAGAGAGAGGCTGTTAAATTTAATTCTATGAACACGATCTAATAATATTTTATCAATTGCTTCCGCATCATTATATGATAATATAAATAGGGCTTTAGATAAATCTAAATCGATACCAGTGAAATATTTATCTTGAAAACAATCATTTTGTGCAGGGTCTAATAAATGTGTAAGTATACCAACAATTTCCTTACCTTGTTCTGTGCGACTTATCTTGTCTACTTCATCAATAAATATAATTGGATTCATACACTTCTTATCAATTAAAATCTGAACAATAGAACCCCATGTGCTGCCTACGTAGGTGTAGTTATGACCATGAAGTGTGCTACCATTGCTATCTCCTCCCATCTGTATCATTGCAAATGGTCTTGAATTTCCCTTATCATCTTTCAAGCAATCTGATAGCCCACGTTTCGACAAACTAGTTTTACCTACGCCGGGAGGACCTTCAAACCCGAAACAATATCCATCTTGTTCACCATTTATCCATTGACCAATTATTCTCTCTATTTGTTTCTTTGCTTTATCATGTCCATGAACAGCTTTATCAAGTGTCGACTTAACTTCTGTCATATAATCAGTTATTATATTCATATTACCATTTATTTTTTCAATATCATTTTTAATTTCTAAATTATTTAATATTGGGTTCATATTTGCAAAAGATTCAAATTCTAATATAATATCAGCAATAATATTTTTATTATTATCATCATCATTGTTATAATATGTATTTATAATATCATTTGCTCTTTGCAGTAATCCATCTTTATTTAATTGAGAATAAACAGAACGATATTTATTATATTTTTTTAAAATCGCATCTAATGATTTATTATTTGCTCGTAATTTTGTTTTATCACCAATAGATAAATATTCTTTTATTTTTACTATTTTTTCTGTATTATTACTTGAAATATGATTTCCTTGTAATTTTTTAATATTTTTAATTATTTCGATACTAGTATATTTATCTTTGTATTTAATTTCAGGAAAAATTTTATCAATAGTATATTTTTTATGTAATTCCTTAAAATTATTCCTTACTAATTCCATCATATTTAATATTGGTTCTCTCTTATAAACTTCAAATGGTATTTTTAATAAACCATCTAAGTATTGACGAGCTTTTGAACCGGAATCTTCAGATTTTGCTTTAACCTCTTTCAATTTCATCATCGCTTTTTCTTTAACAGAATCAGACACTTTTAATAAGCAGATTTGTTGTTCAAGTGGAATCTTATTTATATCAAAATTAGATAACTCATTTGTATATTTAATTGTTTTTTTCATTGCTTGTTTAAATGATTGCTTGATTGTCCAAGGAAAACTATCGAATAATATAGTTTGTTCTTGTGTATCTACATTTCCATTTGCATCATTAGAGAGAAGGTCGTATAATAAATAAGCTAAATATTGATTTTCATATTGTGATGAACGAACTAATAGAGTTATTAAAGTGTTTCGTTTAGTGAACATATCATCTGATATAAATTCTTTAACTGTTTGTGAAATCTGTTTTTGTTTAATAAAATTATTTTGAGTAGATGTTCCCACAAAATTATTATAAACATCAATTTGATTTTCAAAAATTAAAAAATCTTTTAACATTAGTGATGAAATAAATTTATCAAATGATTCTGTTTTAAAACATGGTTCGTTTGGAATATTTTCTTTTATCATTGTTATTCTATTCAAAATATATTTATTATTTAAAAAATCTATTACAACATCATCGACAATGCCATAAATTAATAGGTTTTTCTTAAGAGGAATTGAATATACATAAATTTTTATACCATATACTTTCATATGAAATTGTTTATAACCACTAACAATATCAAAACATGTTAGATTTGTAGTTTTATCATCAATATCTTCTTTCTTTTTTGAATCTTCTTTTTTAGAGACAACTTTATAACTTGTAGGATGGAAGTATTTTTTTAATAAATCAAATTTATGATTTTCATTATCATTGGTTGTAATTTTATTATTGTTTCCAAAGCATATTAATAATAAATCTTCTAGACTTTCAGTTCCATAATTTTTAAGAAGACTAGATAATTCATTATTAATTAATTGTAAACTATTTATAATACTATCCATAGCTGTAATTTTTGAATTCTGAATTTCTTCTATTTTTTTACTTAATTCACCTAATTTTTCAATACAAGTACTTACATCGCTTATTCCTAAAATATCTAAAAATTTGTTTTTTTGAACATGAATGATTGTTTTTTGAATTATATCCTTAAAAAACTCTATCTTTCTCTCGACTAATGGTAAAACATCATTAGTTTGTTTCTGATTAATCTCTTTTTTGCTATTTGGTGTTTTATCTGACATATCCTTATATATTATTCTTATTTAATATTTATATTCTTGTTATCTAAACTATTTCTGCTTTAAGTATATAAATTATTTTATTGTTTAACTACTATTTAAATGCATTATATTACTGGTCATAGTATAATTGAATAGTTTCTATAGTTTTTTCCGTGACATTTTGAGTATCACACCAATATTTAATTTGTTCTTTTAATCCATTTAATCGATTATTCCATTCAAAATCTTTGGATTTATCTAATATTAAAAATCCTGTTTTATATAATTTTCAATATATTCAAATATTTTATTAATGAATTTTTTATATATTTATTAATACTATTTAAACGCATTATCGTATGTTATATAATAACAATAATGGGAGTTGCATATTATTTTAGCTATATTATTAAAAACCACAGCAATACTTTAAGAAAATTATCATCTAATCCTATTAAAGTAGATAATCTTTACTTGGATTGTAATTCTATTATTTATGATGCATTTTATAAAATGGATACAACTATTATAACTGAAGATATTTCATATTATATAATTTCTTGTGTTATCCAAACCATAAAGGAGTATATTAATTTACTTAAACCTACTAATAAGTTAATGATTGCTTTTGATGGAGTTGCGCCTGTTGCAAAATTAGAGCAACAACGCTCTAGAAGATTTAAGTCCATTTATCAGAATTCATTATCTCGTTCTATAAATAAAACGACGACACCTGACCCTTGGAATACTACAGCTATCACACCAGGAACTTTATTTATGAAATTGTTAGATGAGAGAATATCAAATTCATTTTCCAACCCATCTACATTTAATTTAAATGAAATTATTGTTTCTGGAACTAATGTATGTGGTGAAGGTGAGCATAAAATTTTCCAATATATTAGAGACAATCCAAATGAAGATAAAAATCTAAACACGATTATTTATGGTTTAGATGCTGACCTTATTATGCTTTCAATTAATCATTTACCAATCACACCAAATATTTATTTATTCAGAGAAACACCAGAATTTATTAAATCAATTAATGCAGAATTAGAGCCTAATGAGTTGTATGTTTTAGACATTCCTGAACTAGCTAAAGTTATAACATTGGACATGAATAATGGTGAAGAATTATCAAGCGAACAACAAAAAAACCGCATTTATGATTACATATTTTTATGCTTCTTTTTGGGAAATGATTTCATGCCACATTTTCCAGCAGTAAATATTAGAACAGGTGGTGTCGATAAAATGTTGCAAGCTTATAAGGCTACAATTGGAAATACAAACGAGAATTTGACTGATGGTAAAATTATATATTGGAAAAATGTAAGAAAATTGATAGAATTCTTAGCTAAAAACGAGCACAATTTTTTAAAACAAGAACATAAAATACGTGACCGTAAAGAAAAGCATAGATTGCCTGATATAACACCAAAGAATAAACTAGATAATTTTGTAAATATTCCAACTTATGAACGCTCTGTAGAAAAATTTATTAATCCTTATAAAGATAATTGGCAACAAAGATATTATAAAACATTATTTGAAATCGAAATAAAAGACGAAAGACGTAAGCAAATAAGTACAAATTATTTGGAAGGACTAGAATGGACAATGAAATATTATACAACCGGTTGTCCTGATTGGAGATGGTGTTATAATTATAATTACCCTCCACTTTTAGAAGACCTTATACATTTTATCCCATTTTTTAATACAGAATTCATCGAAAATAAGATGGAAAATCCTGTAACAGATTTGGTTCAATTGTGCTATGTATTACCCAAGCAAAGTCTGCAATTTTTACCAGAGAAACTTTATAAGGCATTAATTAGAGAGAAATTGGATTTATATAGAACAGACTGTGAGTTTTCATGGGCTTATTGTAAATATTTTTGGGAATGTCATCCAAATTTGCCACATATAGATGTAAATGAATTAGTAGAATTTGTCAAGAATAATAAGTAAGAAATAGTTTACAAGATATAAGTAAAGAATTACATGATAAAGCTTTATTATTTACACATTTACTATGCTTCGCTGAAACGCCGATTTTATAATAAAATTGAAATATAAATAATAAAAAAATAGTATTTATATTTTAAGATGAGTTCAGTTACCGAAGAAATACAACAATTACAATTAAGAATATTAGAATTGGAAAAACAAAAAAAAGAAAAAGATGAAAGTAATAAAAAAACATCAATAGACCATAATTTTAAGGTCATAAATGATATATTAACTGAAAAGAAAACTGCGATTAATAATAATAGATATTCTAAATCAGTTCCATTAGCAAGATATTATGACCAAGAACTTGTTACACATTTAGAAGCAATTTATAATATTCTACAAATTGTAGATGAAAGATTAAAAAAATTAGAAGAAAAATAACTTAAAGACAATCCAATATTGTATATTAAGTAATAATGATAATAAATGAGGTTACTTCCAATCTTTTAAAGATTGTTTAGCAGTGTTTCGTGAGACCCAAAGTCAAACAAAGCGTGACACAAATGCTACTCATTTCGTCCTCCACCTGTAAATTAATAATTAAACAGGGTATGAAGTTGGACCATCGTGAGGTGAAATTCCTCACTATTGATTTTACACTTTTTACAAATTAAGTAAAGCACTGAATAATAGAATCCCAAAAATAAGTGAATATGTGGCTTATTGAAAATCGGCGTTTGAAATGTAAAAAGGTGTAAAAGTTAAATTATATCTATCTATATCGTTTAATTTAGTTCTATGACTTAAAAATTCAAAATACTTTTTAGAAAGCTGGTATTGTTGGGGTTTTTTATCTTTTAGAACTTCGAGACGGACTTTCATAATCATTCCGACCTGCCAGATTCTTTTATGAGAATATTTTTTATGTTTATATAATTTTTCAAGTTTTGAAATAGTTTTTTTAACGTCATCAGTAGTAGTATATTTAATATGAATTGTATCTCTTGGATTTTTATCAATATAAACATCAAAAGATTTCTTTGGATTATTTGGGTTATATAAAAATTGTTTTTTGGTTTTAGTTTTATTGGATTTTCTGTTCTTTCGAGTTTTCATAATATAATAAAATATTTTATTAAGCGAATATAATATTTTTTAAGTATATTAAATATATACTTAAAAAACCAATTTACACCCTTGAAGATTTTAGAACTTGTAAAAATGGTACAAATTATATTAATATTTTACCTTTTATTACAAATAAAGGTTCTGTGTTTTTTCTACAAGGTAAAAAATATTCTATATTTTTATTTATTTCTTCAAAATATAAAATACCTTTATAATCGTTAAGATTTGGTTCTTCTTGTTTTATATATTTATCAAAAATTTGTTTTAATTCAGTAATAAAGTGGCATAAATTTTCGTTGTACAAATTTATAGTTGTGTTATTTGTAGATTGAAAATTTTTTAATTTGTTAACAATTTGCAAAACAATTTCAAGTCTTTCCATTTTATTGTAAAACATTTATATATACTATATTATTTAATTTTTAATTAGTTTTGTATCATTTTTACAAGTTCTAAAATCTTCAAGGGTGTAAAGAGATATTATTTATTCATTTTTCTAGACCAAAAATAGGCAATTAATGCAAGTATTGTATAGCATCTAAGTGATATTTTATTTTCTTTAAGTAGAAAAATTATATTATTTAATACGCTATTTAAAGCCAGAGATACTACATAATGAAGGGAAATTCTTGAAATTCTTGAAAATTCGTGAAAAATAATTCCCTACACATGAAGAGAAAATAGTTAAATATTTTTAGGGAAAGTTTTTTTGAATTTTTTTTTTAGACATTTTTCATGTCCATTTTAAGAAAGTATAGGTATTTACCCCGAAATTATTTAAGTTGTTACCATAATCAAAAATTAGCATCTCATTACCAAAAAAATAATTTTCAAAACGTGACGATAAATTTAAAAAGCAAAATTTGGACATTTTTATATTTGTCCATCCTTTGGCAATATTTGGCAATATTTTCCATCGCAAAAATCGCAAATAAATGTCCAAAAAAAATACAGTTTAATTTTAATACATATTTGTTGTTAATTTTATTTATAATGTTGAATAATTTGTTACTGTTGCGATTTTTTCCATTGCGATTGCCGACATTTCAATCTGTTTGCGACAAATCGCAAAGACCATATTATCTGCATCATATATCTAGTATATTTATTTGCATATTTCTGCAAATATAAAACGCTCAGTGTGGTCTTTAAGTAGTTTATTAATTATATATTATTAAATATTCTAATACTTAAATATAAAATATAAATATTATTTAGGCAATAATGGAAATCGCAAAAAACGCAAAATCTAATTTTTTTGAATGTGAAAAATGTAATTATATAACACAGAATAGATATGATTTTAAAAAACATTGTCAAACTTTAAAACATAAACAAGAAATTGTCATTGACGATTTTTCTATGGAGATGGAAAAAACTCAAACTAAAAAATATATATGCACCAATTGTAACAAAACTTATAAAGATAATTCTGGATTATGGAAACACAAAAAAATATGTAATGAAATAAATGAAGAACTTATTTCAACTACTAATGCTCAAAATCTATCAAATCAAATTACACCAGAATTAATATTAAGTGTATTAGAACAAAATAAAGAATTAACTAATTTAGTTGTAGAACAACACAAAGCAATAGTAGAACTATCAAAAAATGGTCAAGCTAGCATTGCTAATAATAATAACAATAATAATATTAATAGTCATAATAAAACTTTTAACCTACAATTCTTCTTAAATGAAACTTGCAAAGATGCTATGAATATTACTGATTTTGTAGATTCTCTCAAACTTCAATTATCAGATTTAGAAAATGTAGGAAAAGTTGGCTTTGTTGAAGGTATATCCAGTATTATTGTTAAGAATTTAAAAGCATTAGATGTTCATAAAAGACCTGTTCATTGTGCAGATAAAAAACGCGAGGTTATTTATATTAAAGACGAAGATAAATGGCAAAGAGAAGATGAAGATAAAAATAAAATGCGCAAGGTTATTAAAAGAGTTGCTTTTAAAAATCAAAGACTACTAACCAAATATAAGGAAGAACACCCTGGATGCAATTATAGTGAATCCAAATATTCTGACCAATATAGCAAAATTATTATTGAAGCTATGGGAGGTGTTGGAGATAATGATGCTGAAAAAGAAGATAAAATTATTCAAAAAATAGCCAAAGAAGTAGTTATAGACAAAAAATTTGAATGTATTGAATAATTTAGAAGTGATTTGAATTTAAATTTTCAAATTATTATAATTTGAATCTTTATGTCAAAACAAGTTATTAGTGAAATAGCTAATCGTGATGCTTTTTTTCTTTTATTGCAAAATAATCCTGGACTTATTGTTATTAAATTAGGATCAACTTGGTGCGGACCATGTAAGCTAATTGAAAAATCTGTTCATGGTTTTTTTGCATCATCACCCCCTGAGGTAGTTTGTGCTGATATTGATGTCGATAAATCGTTTGATTTTTATTCATTCTTAAAATCTAAGAAGATGGTAAATGGTATACCAGTTTTATTATGTTATAAGAAAGGTAATATTACTTATATCCCTGATGATATTATTACGGGAGCTGACCCACAAGGATTACATCAATTTTTTATAAGATGTGGTAAACATTTAATGGACGCATTAACAATGTATCCTGTTAAGAAATAAAATTATTTATATTTAAAATTGAAATAAGTAATTGTAAACATAATTATTATATAATAATTAAATAAATGGAAAATAATTCTGAAAAAGGTAAAATTATTTTTATTGAAGATGATTTAACTCTTACACAAATAAGAGAAGATAAATCATACGTTAATAAACTTAATAGTCTTATTGTGCAGGGAATTAAAACAAAAGGATATATCACATTATTATCCTTAATTAATGTGGTTCATTATATTTGTCCAGAGTTAAAAAATTATTGTGATGATAACAAAGATAAATTTAAAATCACTTCAGTTAAAGATAAAGGATTAATTGGTAAAATAATTGAGTTTTATTTATTCGGAAATTTACCAAATAGTAATTCTTGTCCCGATACTTCTTATGGTGACATTAAAGCTACACATTTTAAATCATGTAAAGTAAATAATAAAGCATTCAATGCTAAAGAACGATTGACCTTAACAAATTTTGGTGACCCAAATAAGGAACAAAATATCGCACTTATTTCAGATAAAAATTGTATTCAAGAAACAAAATTTTATGAGAAAATTCATAATGGTATTGTTTTAGTATTACAACATGATGATGAAATTTATGATACAATTGAAAGCGTTTATAAGAAAAAAATCGTTGCAATTGTGCATTATAATTTGGATGAAATTTTTGAACAAAATGTAGATATTAAAAATGTATTTCAAGAAGACTTCGACAAAATTAAAAAATGTATTATCGAAAAAAACGTAACGCAAAGTGGTCAGAAATATTTACATATTCATAAACACGGTTGTAAAGATGACATCACGAGAGCATTTGGATTTACAAATAAATTTCTTACCAAGTTAGTTTCAATAAAGTTAGGCATCCCAATAACAACTAAAGGTCGAAGCGAATATATCGAATTTTAATGTTAATACTTTATAATAATAGTCTCAGCTAATTTACAATATTCTCCACTTATATCTATACCTATATATCGTCTATTATTTTTTTTTGCCATTTTACATGTTGTTCCTGAACCTGAAAATGGGTCTAAAACAATATCACCTTCATTACTCCAACTCAAAATATGGTCTTCTGCTAATTTTTCCGGAAATATTGCAGGATGTTCGTGGCTTTCTTTATCACTTGAATTAAAACCCTTTCCAATATTGTAGTGCCAAATATTATTTCTAGGTGAGAAATCTGGCACAGGTTTAATATCAGTAGTTTCCTGTAATTCTCCGTTTTTTAATCTATTTGTATTTTTACCCCAATTAGTATGACCTGCCCATTTATTTGGCTTATCACAAATGAGATTTGCTGTTGCAATTTTGCATTTACAAAATACAAACATATATTCAAATATCTGTGTATATCTATTACCTGCTCTTTTAGCAGGAAATGATGAAGTGTTCTTTTCATAAATCATTGTGTCATGTAATTTAAATCCGGCTTCCATAAATTTCAATGCTTGTTTAAAGGATGTGCCCGATTCACCTCCGTTTATAGTGGCATCTCCAACAATCCAAACTACAACACCTCCTTGTTTAGTTACTCGAAACAATTCTGTTATTATATTAGTTGCTGCAACATCATTAAAATTATAACCATTGTAATCTCGTATTTCATCATATGGTGGACTAGTAACAGTTAAATCTATACTGTTGGATGGTATATTTTTTAGGGCTTTTTCAGAATCTTCACAAATAATTTTATTAATATATTTATCAACAGTATCTGATTTATTTGTAGTATCAGTTAATTTTTCAATGATTAAATTTTCAGAATCAATTTCATCATCTTCAATAATTAAATTTATCTTCTTTCTTGTAGGTGATATTTTATCATTTATCATTTTAATTATTTCGCTCTTGGTTTTAGATTTGCAATTTTTTATACCCAGTTCATTACATTTAATTAATAATTCAGGTTTTGTTAAATTATTTAAATCATTACTATCTTCAGTTAAATTCATTTCTTTGATATTTGTATTTATATAAATAACAGACATATTAACTAATTCAATTTTTATTTTTAAATTATAAATTATGTAATAAAAAATTAAAATTGAATAAAAATAATAGTATAATTATTAAATTAACTAATACTTATATTAAAATGACTCACCAAGAAAGTGTAACCTTATATAATTCAATTGAAAATTCTAGTGGTTTAATATCAATTCCTTCAGAAAAAAAATATATTATGAGTTATTGTTGTATAACAGAAAAATGGTGTTTTCAGCATACAGGAGTAGCTGCTATAAGAGAATATGATAAAAATATTAATAATTGTTGCATATGTTTAGATTGTTGTACATGGTGTTTAGAATTTCAAACGAATAAATATTCAATATGTAAAAACCAGTCGATTTGTTATTTATGTTGTTGCTCAATTTATTTTATATAGAGTAAAAAATTTTATTATAATAATATAATATATGAAATTAGGTAATCTACAAAATTTATTTATACTTTTTTTTATTCTAATTGTATTAGGGTTTTTATACAGAAGATTTGAAGACAAACGAATGAGTGAAGAAAATAAGGATAATTATGAAGCTGTTCAAACATATCTTCTTGACGATGTAACTTTAGGTAAGAGTAAAAAGCCAATTTTATGGATTCATATTCCTTATGAATATAACTCAAGAAAATGGTTAAGTTTTGGTTCAAGAAGTTCATTTGATTTAAACCAACCATATTTATATTTAACAGTAAAAAGTATTATTAAACATTGTGGTGATTCATTTACAATATGTATTTATGACGATAATTCGTTTAAAAAATTACTACCTGGATGGAGTATTGACATGACAAGATTGTCTGACCCAATTCTCTCTAATATGAGAACATTAGGAATGATGAAATTACTCTACGTATATGGTGGTATTCATTGTCCTATTTCATTTTTATGTATGAAAGATTTAAATAGCTTATATGCAAAGGGAACAAGAGGAAACAAAATGTTTGTTTGTGAAACTATTGACAGAAATTCAACCTCAATAAGTAATAATTTTTATCCAAGTATTTCATTTTGTGGGGCACCAAAAGAATGTGAAACTGTAGCTGAATTATGTAATTATATCCAAATGGTTTCATCTAATGACCACACTGCAGAATCAAAATTTTTAGGACAATTTGATAGATGGTGTATGAAGCGAGTACAAGAAAGAAAAATTAATTTAATCGATGGACATGAAATAGGAACAAAAACTATTGATGACACACAAATAATATTAGATGATTTAATGTCTAATAATTATTTAGATATATATAAAGGAACAAATGGTATTTTGATTCCATCAAATGAATTACTGAGTCGTTTACAATATGGATGGTTTATAAGAAGTTCACCTAGACAGGTCTTAGAATCAGATACTATTATTGGTAATTATTTACTTCTCTCTGTTGGTCCAGAAGATAAACAAGGAATTTTGGAACCATTAGAAGTTGACACGAAATCTTGGGTTGGATTTTGGAAAATTCCTAGTGGCGCACCATATTATGGTCTCAAGCCGAATTTATTAGGTGATAATTTGAATAAAATACCATATCCAGGTAGATAATTTATAAATATTTATTGACAATTTTACCATTCCTATCATAAACCCATATCTCGTAATTATATCCTAATTGTTTAGCTGCTTCTTGTTTTACACCTTTGCACATTTACACCATTTCGCATTTCAAATGCGCAATTACCTTCACTCATTTACGCCCCTAAAAGGGGCGTTTTAATTGAGAAAAGGTGTAAAACGCCGACTTAACAACGAAAAAAATAATACAAAAATGCAAAAATTTGATTAATATATTTAATAAATCAATTTAAAAACAACTACATAATAAGAGTATACAATGAGCTCATTTACAGAAAACGTCACCGATTGTTTAGTATTTAAATTTGAAGAAGTAGAGTGTGGAACAGGAAATTTGGACAATACTATGTATATTATTTATGATAAAAAGAATCATAATTATTTAATCAGAGGTAGACGAAGATGGTCACTTAGAGAGCAATCTTGCACATATTCTTATGAATGTGAATACGCGAGTGATTTGGCTGATTTTATTCAGTATCTAGTTTGTTCTGATAATAAAGTAAATGAAATTCTATATAATTATGACAATTTTCCAGAAAATCCAGATGAAATAACTTTTGATTTTTTGAATGAAAACGACCATTCTGATTATGAGATTTCTGGATATAATAATAAAATGTTGAAGCGAAGAAGACTTCTTAGAAATCTAAGAATGTTAAGAAATGTTTTTAACCATTATTAGTAAATTTTCTAAGTTTATGATTGCAGAAATAGAAAAAAATTAATTAGTTTAGAATATAATAATTAAATTACTTATTATATTATAATTATGAATGATTCTATGTCAATTCTTTTAGCAACAACGATTTTAGCGTTAGGTGGTTTAGGTTTGTATATGTATAAATCTTCGGATGACAATAAAAAAGAAAAGAATACTGATGAAGAATATGATGAAGGTAGTCTTTTTGGTGGAAATTTTTGGGGGTCAAAAGAACAAGACGACGATAAATTAGATGAAGATTATGATGAAGATTATGATGATGATGATGATGAAGATTTTAAACCTCGTAAAAAAAATGCTACAAAAACTCAAAAAAATAAAAAGTCTACAGGTTCATCTAAACGTAGATATTAATAATAAATATAATACACAATATCATAAGTAGATTTATCATATTTAATTTCAGACGTATATTTAATTTTATTAAAATTACATATTTGTCGTAAAATTGTCGTAAAGCTATTATGAGTAAGTTTTCGTTCAAGATATTTTCTTTTAGATAAATGATAATAAGACGCGGAATTAGTTAAAAATTTAGATATATCTTCACTATAAACTCCTTTTTTAAACGCTTCTATATTAAATGTATAATGCTTTTCGTTTTTTAAACATATATTATTCAATAACTCAAAAAATAAATTATTTGGTATTTGGTTTTTAAATATTTGAGTAGACATATATTAGATATTTATAAAAAATTAGGTTTAAATATTATTTAATCTCTTAATATATTGGTAAGATTATTTGTAAATAAAGCTAATTCAATTTCATCTTCATGAATATTATGAAAAATAGTTATATACTTGCATAAATAAGGTATAATTTTATATTTTTGGTCTTCACTTAAAATATTAGTAGTTTTAATAAATATAAAATAATTATCAAGAATATCCATAACCGAATAACCTTTTTCATAAAGTTCATAAATAATTTGTATAGCTGACTGAAGTTGTAAACTAAGGATTTTATTTGTATACTCTTCAAATGTTAAAAAACTTATATTGGTGCATAATTGTGTAGCTAAATTAAGTGTTATTCTTTTATTAAGTAACTTAAATTTTTCCATATAGTTGATTAAAATTTTAACAGTATTATTTGAAATATTTACAATAAAATTTTCAGCGTCTTGGTCTATTTCAATATTTTCGTTTTGTTTTATATTATTGATTATTTTTATAAGATTATCTTTTTGTAGTGGTTTAATTTTAATAATGGTTAAACGTGATTGTAAACTCTCAATAACTTTTTGATTATTACTACATGATGAAACAAAATTAACATTATGACTAAATTTATCTATGCAATTACGAAAAACTTGTTGACTTTGTTCATTTATGAAGTCAATATCATCTAAAACCACAAACTTTTTCTTACCTTTTATGTTAGAACAAGTTTGACAAAAAGTTTTAACATCAGTTCTATAGTAATTAATACCTTGTTCTTTAAGACTGTTGATATATAAAACATTTTCTTCATAATCTTTTGGAGAGAACCCTGAATAATATTCCCTTATAAGAGCATTTAAAATAGATGTTTTACCAGAAGTCATATCACCAATTAATAGTATATTAAGGTCATCAATTAAGATAAGCATTTTAAGCATTTTAATTACCTGATTATCATCCCCAAAATCTTTAAAATAAAGTGGTTGATATTTATTAATGAATAATTTATCTGTCATAATTATTATACGTAAATACTTATTTAAGTATATCTTTGAATATAATATTAAATGTCCGAAAATTTTTATAATATTTTAGGTGTAAGTGAAAATGCTACAAAGGATGAAATTAAGAAAGCTTATAGAAGTTTACAAATGAAATATCATCCGGATAAAAATCATGGAAGTCAAGAATGTATAACCATGACTCAAAAAATTAATGAGGCATATGAAACATTAAGTGATGAGGAAAAAAAACAGCAATACGATATGACAAGAAATAATCCGTTTATGAGAATGGATAGTCATGGGCCACATAATATGGATGTTCCATTAAATGATATATTTAATATGATGTTTGGTGGTGGTCCATTTGGAATGCCGGGAATGCCAGGAATGTCAGGAATGCCTCCAGGTGGAAAAATACATATATTTCATGGGGGTCCTATGAATATGCAACAAGCTATGAATAAGCCTATACCTATAATGAAATCTTTACAAATTACAATGGAACATGTCTTCAATGGAGCATCTTTGCCATTAGAAATAGAGAGATGGATATTACAAAATGGTACAAAGGTTTTTGAAAAAGAAACAATTTATATAGATATTCCTCAAGGCATAGATGAAAATGAGATGATTATTTTAAGGGATAGAGGTAATATAATATCAGACCAAGTTAAAGGAGATATTAAAATAAATATTTTAATCCAAAATAATACAGCATTTAAACGTTCAGGATTAGATTTAATTTTAGATAAGACAATCAATCTCAAAGAAGCTTTATGTGGATTTTCATTTGAATTAAATTATATAAATGGTAAAAGCTATACATTAAATAATAATAAAGGTAGTATAGTTCCGTCAGAATATAAAAAGATGTATCCAGGAATGGGTTTAAAACGAGGTGAGCATAAAGGAAATATGATTATCATTTTTCATGTGGATTTTCCAGTAATTTTGTCGACCGAACAAATTGATAAATTAATTACAATTCTTTAATCAATATTTAAGTATGTAAATTATTTTACATTTTATATTTAAAACAATTTAAAGACAATTATTTAGATTAATATAGTGGGATTGGGAACTCCTACTATTTTGGTTTAGCATCTGTTAGATATACAATTCTATGTATTATGTGCGCATATTGTGTATCTATTAGGGGAATTCCCAGATGAGCTCTGTTTTCAGTCAGAGTAATTTGCCTTTAAAAATTTTGTGCATCAGTTTTTTATTTTTATTTTAGTAGTTTTTATAAGGTATTGCATCCTCCGTAAAATGTTTGAGTTGGTCTCGCATGAATTTATTTTAAATAAATTTTGGAGTTTGAGCGCCTTTTTAGTGTATTGTATTGTATTGTATTTAGTTGTTCCTCTATAAAATTTTTTATAAAATTTGGCAAATTATTAAGTGTAAATAACCACCAAAATTAGTTATATATTTTTATTGTGTTATATTTTGATATGATTTAAGAATATTATTCCCTTCCCTTTCCTGCTACTCTGCTTGGTAGAATGCCTGTCTAAGACTCGGGTTCCTAAGGCTCGCCTGCTTTACGATTCCCGATGTCCGTATATCTACTTTTAGAAAAGTAGAGCCAAATAAAGCTTCTAGGGCCATAGTGGTGAGGCACCAGTCTTGTAAACTGGAGATAATGAGTTCGAGTCTCATTGGAAGCATTTAATAATTAAATATTTAGAATACTTAATTATTTAATTTTTTGCTCTACTTTTTATAAAAGTGGATATATATAAATGGCAGGTAAATCAAGAGTTATGAGATTAAAACAATCAATTGTTAATAATATTGATGCACATACATTTTCAGGACCAATGAAAATGGGCACAGCACCAAGCATTGGAGTTACCAGAAATTATTGGTATAATTATGTTACCCAATGTAATACTAATCCAAACGCAGTGAAAAAAAGTTATGCTAACATGGTTTTCTTAAATATTAATCCAGCTCAAACTCCAGTAAGTGCCGGTTTTAGACCAACTACAAACTATAATTACTCTTATAACCCACCTCCAGGAGTAGCATTCTATGATGCTAACGCAAAATATGACAATCATTATTATAGACCATATAACCCTCCAGTCATACCAAATAACCAAGCAATACCTATATCTAGACATATGACAGGATTCGTTTCAAAATAATTTACCGTCTGTTGAAATCGTCTTCAATCAAATTATTAAAATAATAATATAATTTTTAATATTATTATTTTTTCTTATTTTTACAGAATACAATTATTAGAAATACACCATCAATAATATTTTTAATATATTTTTGTATTAGCTTTATTGAAGACCTAAATCATTTACTAATTATACTTCACTTGGAACCGGAAGAGGAAGAGAAAGAGGAAGAGGAAGAGGAAGAGAAAGAGGAAGAGGACAAGGTATAAACCCATTTGGGTTATGTGTATAATTACTGTATTGTCCAAGAGTCTTGTAACAAGGGAAACAATTATTGGTACCATTACAAATAGTTGCTAAACGGTTTTTCGCTCGACGATTGGAAGTCGAAGAAGCACCTACACCTCCTGTACCTGGTTTAAATTTATTATACAAATAAGTAGAACTATTACACGTAATTCCACCACCGGGATTCATTTTTGTGCTGCGACGGCCGCCTACACCAACATTTTTCTTATATAAAAATCCGGGAAAATTTGTTTGGCTTCCATACCAAAATTGTCCATTTGAAGGTCCTGAACCAAAGGCTGACATTTATATATACTAAATAAATAATTTAAATAATTAAATTTAAAATATTATATGCAAGAAGTTGAATATACTCAATTAATAGATTTTTTAAATGCTAATACAAATAATATTGAAAATATTAAAGAACAATATTTGCTTCTTCTCTCGGAATTAACATCAACATCCTATCTAGAAACAAAAACTTTCTTAAAGAATATAGAGATAATTAATCAAATGGGTATAATTGTAATCGGAGTAATTACTGATACATCAAACAATAGTTTTGAAATAATTGCATCAGGAACTATTATTGTTGAACCTAAAATAATAAGAGGAGGTAAAAGTGTTGGACATATTGAAGATATTGTAGTAGCTAAACATATGAGAGGCAAAGGCATTAGTCAACAAATATTAAACATCTTAAAATTAATGGCTAGAGAGAATAATTGTTATAAAGTCATATTAGATTGCGATGATAAAGTAAAAAATATTTATATAAATAATGGTTTTAATATTAAAAGTATTCAAATGGCAGAATATTTTAATTAATTTTATTATAATAATCACCTTTCACTCTATAGAAAACATCTTCTGCTGTTGACATTTTTGATAATAATATTCTTATTATTATTATTATCAATAAATAAGTATCAATTTTTATTATTATAGTTTTATTCTTTTATTTTTCTTGTAATCTTTTCGCTCTTCTTTGTTCATTATATTCGTCTCTTTTTTGTTTTTTGAGTTGTTCTTTTTCTTCTTCAATTTGTTTTTGTTTTTCCTGCCATTCTGGAGTTTGTTCTAATAATGCTTGTTGTTTTAATTTTTCTTCTTTTAATTCGGCTGTTTTAAGTTTTCTCTTTTCCTTCAAAATTTCTTTATTTTGTTCTACCCAATTTTTTTGCCATTCTTGATGTTTTTCTTTATTTTTTTCTCTATATTCTTTAGTTTTTTCATAAATTTCTTCTTTATGTTCAGCTCGATATTTTTTCATTTGTTCCGAAATTATTTCTTTATGGTCCTCCTTGTATTTTTTTGTTTGTTCTTTAAGTAATTCCTTATTTTCATCTCTATATTTTTGAGTTATTTGTTTTTTGAGCACATTCCTATCCTCTTCTGAAATATATGCTTTTAATGAATTTAAATTTGCGCCATGTTCGTCAATCAATTCTTGTTCTCTTATTCTTGCTTCTAACTTTGTTTTTCCAATAAATTTTTCAATTTCAACCATTTCCCATTCGTCCCATCCACCAGTTTGTCTAATAATTTCATAATGTTTCAGATGATAATGTTTATCATTTTCTGTTATTGTGTTTCTAATATGACTTCTTTTTCTTTCACAAAAATTTATAGTATGTCCGATATAACAGGATTTTAGTTCTGAATTTTTAGAAGCAATTTTATACATAATAAATGTGCATTTATCCTCGGAGTTGTCTTTCGTATATTCATCTTCCATTCTATACATCTTTATATAATTTGTCTTTAGATTGTTTATAATATAAAGATATCAATTTTTTTAAGAAATCTTTCTAGTAGGAATATCACTTGCAACAAGATAAATAGAATTCTCAGTGATAATGATATATTCAGTTGCTGACTTGTAAAACTTTTGAATACTACTCGTATACTCATCTTCTGATTTAACTAATAGCTTCTCTCCATTATCTCTAGCACCGACAAGAGCCTTCTTATCTAAAGAAGGAGTCCAATAATCTAACATAATAGGTTTATCTTCAACGATAGATAATTTTGCAGCATGTTTAAGAGTAACCTCAGAAGGTAATCTATAATTAAAGGGTGCGGCAACAACACCATCAGTCTTAGGAGTTGATTTCTGTTCAGACATATTATATTATAAAATAATTTAAGTCTTTAAATACTTATATATTAAAAGTATTTTAATTTAAATATTTAAAAAATATAAATAATATAATAAATGAAATCTCTTGCAAACAAAGAAATTAATTATTCATTACATAATAGTGAAAATTATAAAAAAGAGTTAGAGTCTGAAATTTCGGATGTAGTAGAAAAAATATCGCAATTATTTGTAGATTATTTTAAATTCATAACTGATAATATTAAATTAAAAAACACAAATTTCTCTCGATTTATAATAACAAGAGGTTTAGACACAATAACAAATGTTTTAAATTTCATATTACTTTATACCAAAAACTTGGATGTAATGTATTTTCATTGTCAAAAGGCATTCTATTTTTATGTAGAATTTGTAGGTCAAATTTCCGAAGATGATAAGATGTTTCTACAATTGAGTTCAAGAGATGCATCAACTTATGTGTATAAAAAAACAATTTTTGATATAAATGTTGAACTTAAAAAAAAAAATGAGGAAGTATCTGATTATACTCGTTTAAAATTAGATATAGTAAATATATATATAGAGCTTTATAAAACATTATTACTTAAAATAATTAATGATGATTTTACGAATGCACAAAACTTTGAAAAAATAGAATTTATATATAAAAAATTAAATACTTTTAATAATAAATCAAAAATAAAGTTTCTAAACGGCATAATTGAAAAACTGTATTACAGTATTGATAATTGTGAATATTTTTTGAATATATGTGTTTTATTGGTAAAAAAATTTATAAAAAATCAAGATATTTTAAATAATTGTTCAAATCATTTTTTATCAGAGAATTTTAAGGATAAATTAGAAGAATCACCAGACAAATTTATAACATGGTTTATGACGTAAATTCAACAATAACATTTTTTCTGCGAACTTTCTTGGTTTTATCTTTAAGAGTAAAGTTGGCGGCTTCATCGCCAATATTATATTTTTGACAAATATTTTTATATTCATTGTTAAGAACAATTTTTAAGAAATCATAAATAATAATAAGGACGTTTTCATCACATTTTCCGACAATTAAAACACTACCAGTTCTGAAAATCATGAATGATACTGCATTTATATTAGTATAAAGGTCTTTATTTTCTTCAGAAATTTGACAACCATTTTGTGCATCTACATCTGAGTTATAATAAAATTTACATTGTATTCCAGGATAAGAACATGGGTCGTAAATTGCTTGAATATTATATTTAAATTTCAATATATCAAATAATACTTCGCGATTGATAAAGAAGCCACAATTGAAGTTAGAATTAATAAGCACAGTTTCTTCAGTGTCAGGTTTATAATCTAATGTAGAGTCAATAAAAGGCTGCAATGTTTTAACAATTTCCAATTTTATTAGCTGAAATGTCTTCTCATTTTGAATACCAGGTATTTCAAGTTTTCCAGTATTGAAAACTTTTACATGAAATTCCTTAAACATAGTATCTATCTTCATACGAAGAATTACGACAAAACAATTATAAAATGCACTCTTCTTCTTGCAGCGATAACTCAATATATCTTTTTTAGAAATTCCAATACTAATTTTTCGAATATCCTTAAATTTAATACGACCAGCAGGATTATCAATATGTGTTATAACATGCTCTTCAAAATATGGTTCATCTTTGATTTTATCTTGTATAAAATCTAATTCTTCTTTAAGAGTTGAGTTAAATTTTATTTGTTTTTTAATGACACCATTTATAGGTGTAGAATATAATATAGTAGGAATACTCCAAAATACAGATTTTAAGTCAATAATTTTATTTAAATATGCAATTTTAGTTTTAGTGCTGATATAGATATCAGTAGCTTTAGGAGCAAAATTTACAATATCCATAGTTAAATTAGCAGATATAAATTCTTCAGAATGATTGTTATCTAAATGCGAATATTCATCTCCATCTGATGATATATCATCTTCATTATATTCTGATGATATAAAATTTTCCCATTCTTGGTCAATATTCATTGTTATAGCCATACAGTATAAATGTGAAGTGTCTTTATATTCTTTATATTAATTTTATTTCAATTATTTTCTTTAATATATAATATAAAGAATGATAGCAACGAATCAATACGTCATCCATGAAAGAAGCCTTCCAATTCCTATTAAGCAAAACTTATCTACATCAATGAAAATAAACTCACCAAAAGGAGAATACAGTCTTAAGCAAAACTTTTTTGACCCCTCAAAAAGCTCTCCTCCAAATGAATTTATCATTAAACTTCATATGAGAATGAATAGATATTACATGGATAAGGATTACAGTCTTGAAATTAAATAATTAACATGAGTATTTATATTTTGATTTTGTGAATGCATTAAATTTTCAACAAAATCCAAAAACTTATTGTTAACATATTTAGGATACGTTTTAATAATATAATTTAGGAAGTCCTTTACTATATTCTTTTTATCAATATTATAGTTTATACTTATTGAGTGAATATAATTACTTATATTTTCTATTTTCTCTCTATCATTTTTTTTTTTGAGAATTTCTTCCCATACTTCATTATCAATAATGTTTAGCGATTCGTTTTCTAAATTTTGGTTTGACTGCATAAAATTTATCATACTTCTTATATCTGACTTATAAAGTTTTTGAATACATGAAAGAGTTTTTTGTGATAGATTTAGCTTTTCAGATATTGATATATTATTTAGGAATGTTATTATTTCTTCTTTTGGTAGTTGATTAAAACGCAAACGTATAAATTCATTTTGCAAACCTTCATCTATTTTGCTAATGTAATTACAAATTAAACAAAATCTTACATTACTCGTGTAATTTTGTAATAAGTATCTTAATGCTTGCTGAGCATTTTTCGTCATATAATCAACCTCATCTAATATAACAAATTTCATTCCATTATTAAATAATGGTTTTGAATTTACAAAAAAATTAATCTGATTTCTTATTATGTCAATACCTCTTTCATCTGATGCGTTTAAATGTATAATTAAGTCTTTATTATTTATACCAATTTTTAATTGGTATGCATTTATTAAATTTATAATAGTTGTTGTTTTACCCGTTCCAGGTGGACCATAAAATAATAAGTTTGGAAAATAAAATGTCTCGATAATATTCTTTAAGATTTGTTTATTTAAGGGGTCTAGCACAATATCATCAAATTTAGTTGGTCTATAGAGTTCTACATAAGGTATGCCACTACTTGTCATATATTAATTATATAATAAGGTTTTTATTTAATATATAATTAATCATAATTATCAAAATATAAATATTTTATTTACAATAAATCATTATTTTCTCTAGAATAATTAAATCTTAATGTATTTACGTCCTTAATTATTATTTTAGATACTTAATATTAATTTTAATATTAATATTAAAATTAAAAAATTGAAATTAAAATATTAAAGATATTTAATGAACAATACTAATATGTCTAATCCAACTAATTGTTCAAACGGTTATCTCGAGCTTATTATCGGACCTATGTTTTCTGGTAAGACATCGCGTTTGGTTGAAATATATAATCAATGTAAATTTTGTGATATTCCAGTTGCTGCAATTAATCACGATATTGATAATCGTTATCATGAAGAATTGCTATCAACACATGATAAAATAAAAATACCATGTATTAAAACAAATTTGTTAAAAAATATTTGGAAACAACATATTAAAGGATTATCTGATAGAACTGGCACATGTGAATCTAATGGAAATTGTTTAATTATTAGGTATTCTAAGGTTGTTTTAATTAATGAGGGTCAATTCTTTGATGATTTATTTGAGGTTGTTAGTGAAATGGTTAATAGTGGTAAACAAGTTTATGTTTGCGGATTAGATGGTGATTTTGAGAGAAACAAATTCGGACAAATATTAGATTTAATTCCTTTATGTGATAAAGTAACAAAATTGACATCTCTTTGTTCAAAATGTAAAAATGGAACTCCTGGAATATTTTCAATGAGACTAACTAATGAAAAGGAACAAACAGTTGTTGGTTCTGAAAATTATATTCCAGTATGTAGAGACTGTTATTCTTCAAAAACTCATAAGAAATAAATTTGAAATACGTTAAATATATAAAAAAACCATTTAAATTCAAAATTATACTTTAACTATAAACAAAATGTCCAAAAAAATAGAAGTTATAGATAATAATAATAATACAAATGTGCAAGTTGCAAAAAAACGCGGTAGAAAATCCAAAAAAGAAATCGAAGAAATCGAAGAAGCTAAAAAAAATATCAGCAAAATTGAGGAAAATATAGTTGTAAAAATAGAAGAAAATGAACAACAAGATAATCACCATAATATGAGTTGTGTGAAAGAAATAATTTATTCTGATAATGAACAACTAGATGAACTAGATAGTGATATTCAAATATGTCAGCATATATCATCAGAAAAACCAGTTCCAAAGAAGAGAGGACGTAAACCAAAAGGCGGCAAAATTGTACAACAAATTATTTCACAAAATAATCTCAAAGAAACTAAACCTAATGTCATCTTACATTTAAAATGCTCATTGAAAGATTTAAATTCAAGTAATTTATTTGCTTCTAATTTAGATGGTTATTCTTTTTCTAATTCAAGCAATTTACTTTTTGATAATATCAATAATGAAAATAACCCATTAAATGATATAATTAATGCATCATCTAAATCATCTGAAGATGAATCTGAACCTCACGCTAATGATGATACTGAAATTATTAAAAATAAAGATGGCGATATTAGAGAGATTTGGAAAAAATTAAAGATTCTTGAACATAATTTACACATTAATAATACTGATAATAAAAAATCTGCATGTTTTTGGGATACCTGCGAATTTGATAATCCACCAGTATATATTCCAAAACATTTTATGAATGATACTTATCAAGTATATGGTTGTTTTTGTAGTCCAGAATGCGCTGTAGCTCATTTAATGGAAGAAAATATTGATAGTTCTATTAAGTTTGAAAGATATCAGCTTATGAATCATATTTATTCTAAAGTTTATAATTATACCAAAAATATTAAACCTTCACCTAATCCGTATTATATGTTGGAAAAGTATTTGGGAAATCTAAATATACAAGAATTTCGTTCATTATTACGTAATGAACGATTATTTTTAGTTGTTGATAAACCTTTAACGCGTATTATGCCTGAACTTCATGAGGATAATGATGATTTTATCATTAACAATAAAATAATACCAACTAATAATATCAAATTAAGAAAAATGCAGAAGAAACAAACCAAAACTAATATATTAAGCGAACGTTTTGGACTAGCAACATAATTAAAATAATATAGTATTATTTACATACAATATTATTTTTTATTACTTTATAATATGAACAATGAAACTAATGAACAATTTAATGTATATTCTATTATAGAATATATCTCTGAAAATTTTATTGGATTACTTTTACTTATTTTTGCATTTTTTATTATTTATTTTGTTGATTATATAAATAATTTAAATACTATTATTATGTTTTCTCCGCAAATACCAGTTCCTGTTCCATTGATTCAATTTAAAACAAAATCTAAGAAATTTAAGAAACATTAATTTCATACAAACCATCTTTGTTTATTCCTGTAACACCAAATTCTGATTTATATCCTAATTTATTCGAAATTAATCTTACACCATTTTTTTCAAAATCATAAGACCAATGTGTGTGACCACTTACCCATGCAATCACATTATTTAATTTGAATTTATTTAGTGTGTCATCTGGCCATACAAAATATAGATTAGCAGTTCTATTTTCAGCCAAATATTTTGGGTGCGATGTTATATTATTATATAATTTTTTTAACTTCACCTTTATCAACTCTTTCACGATAATTTTTCATAGCCCCATCTAAATGTCCTCTCAATTGTTTATAAATGGCTTGGTTTACAGATGCAACTTTTTGTGGTGATTTTTTTTCAGTAATACCAAAATAGTCTCGAATCACAGCCATTTCATCAAATTTAAATTCTCCTAATTTCTCTCTAGTTTTTTCTTCTGTATAGTCTGTTTGTCTCATTACAATTTGAATTTTCCCATCTATTTGGTCAGTTTCAACTAAAGAAATATTGTCCATATATGAAATAGATAAATTATTTTTTAAATCATATTAAACGAATTGTTATATATTAAAATATCTAAGAATGCAAGAAACCAATCACATTCAATTATTTGATATCAAGCCTATTATGTCTCATGTTGAAAAAGTAATTCAACAAGGATTAAATAAATTACTTGTTAATTATATTGATAGACATGAAATGTTAGAAAAAACACATAAACAATTAATTCAACTACCATCTATCGCCCAAGAGATTAATAATAGAAAACTTCAAACTGAAATCACTAATACAGATTCAGAAACTGATATTGATAATTGTGGTAGTTATCATTTTAATAGTATTAAAGATATGACAGAGAATATTATTCGTGACCAATTTTTTGAATTAGAAAATAAGCTTAATAAAATGGGGGAAAAATATGATGCAATTATTCCTATTCTAGATAAATTATTGACTAAAATTACACATTTAAATGATGATATAAAAGAAATTCAAAATAATAAAATTGATTGTGAGCAAAAAATTTTTGCAAATAATGTTGAAAAATCTTCTCTTGTAATGACTAGTAAAAATGAAAATATTGAAATTCATATTCAAGAAACCGAAGAGCTTGAAGAGGAAGATATTTCTGATGATGATGGCGAAGAGGTTAACCCTTTATTAATAACGTGTTCAACTATTTCTTTGAAAGAAGCAGTAAAACCTCCGTCAATAGATATTAAAGAAGAAGATTATGATGAGGAAATTTCAGTTGAACAAGAACTTGGTATTGAACAAGAACTTGGTATTGAAGAAGTTCCTGTTGAAGAAAAGAAAGTAGAAGAGCAGGAGGAAGAGCAGGAGGAAGAGCAGGAGGAGGAGGAAGAGCAGGAGGAGGAGGAAGAGCAGGAGGAGGAGGAAGAGCAGGAGGAGGATGAAGAGCAGGAAGAAGAGGTAAAAGGTCAGGTTGAAGAGGAAAATGTAGAAGAATCTCCTCAAGAAGAGCAGGAAGAAGAGCAGGAAGAAGAGGAGGAAGAGCAGGAAGAAGGTCCTGTTGAAGAGGAAAATGTAGAAGAATCTCCTCAAGAAGAGGAAGAAGAAGCTAGTATTGAAACTGATACCAAGGAAGACGAAGCAAGTGTCGAAACTGAAACAAAAGAAGAAGTTGACGAAGACGAAGATGATGAGGAAGTATTCGAGATTGATATTGATGATAAAACTTATTGTACAAATAATGACGAAAATGGATTCATTTGGGAACTAAATGAAGAAGGAGAACAAGGAGATAAAGTTGGATATTTAAAAGATGGTGAACCATTCTTCTATGCAGATGAAAATTAAAATATAAATATATTATAAAATGATAAATTTATGCGCCCCAGCTATCATATATTTAATATTCTCAATTACTCAAATACTTATTGACACATTTAAGGGTCTTTATAATACTGCATTTATGAAAGTTATAGTAACAATAACAGTAACTTTATTATTAAATATATTATGTGAACAGGGTCTGAGCATTGTGTCTTGGATTATTGTATTTATACCATTTATCCTTATGACTGTAATTGTAAGTATGTTATTATATGTATTTGGATTAGATGCAGCAACCGGCACTCTTAATTATACATGTGATGGAACAACTTCTAAAATTGATTGTGGAAATAATATTACCATTGATGCTTTAGGAAATATAATTATTTATGACCCGGAATATAATTCAAGTGTAAATCCTGTTTATTATAACTCACCAAATATTATTGTTCCTAATCCAACTGCAAATGATAATCAACTTCCTAAAAATAATTATACAATAATTCCAAGAGGTTCTAGTAGTCCTGCATACCAAAGTTAGAGAGAAAATATTTATAAACCACTTAAATAGATATCATTATTCAATATATTAATAATGATATTTCATTATATTAAGTATTTGTATAATTTTTTTGATAGACAATTTCCAACTGAACATAAAATATTTACTAACCAGGTTACAAATTTATTTGTGAATGCATCATATAATTGTATTTACTATTTTAGTAAGTTTCAAATTTTTTATATGAACGCAAAAAACAATTTGAATTTATTTATTGAAATAAATCCTCTGCTTTCGAAAATAAGAGATGAAATTAATAATATTATATTTAAAAAAAATGAATCTAGATTTGTTATTCAATATGTAAATAATGGAACAACATATGATAAACCAATTGAAGAATTCGATTTTATAATTAATAGTTTACTAATTAAAGACACAATAATGAGAAGATTATTTTATAAAAAATATGAAATCGACAACAGTTTTTTAGAATCAAATATAAAATTTATCCTGATAGAATTTAAAATTGGAGAGAATACGTATAAGATTGATTTAAACCTAGACCATTTTAATTATTATTTGATTGGTAACAAATTTACAAAGGAATTCTTTATTTTTTATATCAAAAATCATTTGCATATACATAGCAAAATTAATAATAATGACGATTGTAATATTAAAATTATTGACCATGATGTTAATATCATTCAAGTAGATTTTACTGAGAAAAATGAAAGCATAATTCTAGATAAAACTTGTTATAGAATAGATATTACAAATCATCCAAATAATGAATAATAATATATATATTTTAAAACAATTTAAAAAAAAATTGAGATAATTAAATACGATATGTTATCCCATCATACAGATACAATGGAAACAGCAACCTCGACTTCAGAATCATACTTATTTCATAATTTATCAGATAAGTGGACTTTGTGGGCACATTTGCCTCATAATACGGATTGGAGTTTGAAGAGTTATATTCCTATTTCTACATTTAGCACAGTCGAAGAAACTATTGCAGTTACTGAATCTTTGCCACCACAACTTGTAGAGAATTGTATGTTATTTATCATGAAACAAGGTATCAGTCCTATGTGGGAAGACCCAAAAAATAGAGATGGTGGTTGTTTCTCTTATAAAGTTTTAAATAAAAATGTTCCTAAAGCTTGGTCTGAATTAACATATAGAGTTGTTGGTGGGACAATTAGCAGCGGATTACCATTTGTTAATAGTGTGACTGGGATAACTATTTCACCAAAGAAAAATTTCTGTATTATTAAGGTTTGGATGACAAATTGCAATCATCAAAATCCTGCTGTTGTAGATGATGTTAAAGGTTTGCAAGCACAAGGATGCTTATTTAAGAAACATACTCCTGAATTTTAAATGTTATATCTTTGGGAAATATATATAGCCAAAAACAATACTTTATTTTTATATTTGTCAAAAAATAAATATAAACACTTTTTTTTATTCATATTATTAATGGAAATACTTATTGATAATAAAAAGTATACAATAAATGAAAATGAATACAACAAAATTCAACACAAAGAGTATAACAATCTTAGATTGTATGATAATATAGGACTTCATGAAAGAATAATTGGATTTATTAAAAAATGCAAAGAAGTATATTCCATCGACAATCCAGATTTTATTTCTTGTAATACAGCGTATGGCGGGTTCATACCTATTAATGTATCAAATAATTTTAATCATATTTGTTTAATACATACTGAAGAACCCCATTTTAGTAATATAAATGAAAATATTAAAAAACAAAATATAAATAATATTGATTTTCATGATGATGGTATAAATATTAATAAAATAATTTATTCAGAAGAAGTAAATAATATAATTGAAAAACAATTAACTCATCAATCTATAATTTTGATAACAAAAGACAACAATTTTATAGTTAATAGTTTACAAAAATTTTGTCTCTCAGGAACAGACTACTACATATATGTATCAGAAAATTTAGTAGAAAAATTTACTAATATTTTTCAATACCATATTGGAGCTGAAATGAATGGTATCAAAATGCTTTACTTTGACAACTTAATTAATCTCTGTATCATGGTAAAAAATGCTGGACCTCAGTTTGAACAAATGCTAATTGATAATTTACATATTATTGACAGATGGACTATATTAGATACTGGAAGCACAGATGAAACAATAGACATAATTAATCGTGTGCTTGTTGGGAAAAAAGAAGGTCAATTATATCAAGAACCATTTATTAATTTTCGTGAAAGCAGAAATCGGCTACTCGATTTGGCAGCTATATCATGCAAATACAATATTATATTAGATGATACTTATCTGGTTAAAGGAAAATTGAGAGAATTTTTAACAGAAGTAAGGTCTGACCAATATTCAAATTCATTTACATTATATATTAAATCCGATGATACTATATATGGTTCTAATAGAATAATTCGTTCTGATTCTGGACTAAGATATATTCATACAATTCATGAAGTTATTACAGATAAAAATAATATAAATGTAGTTATTCCGGAAGAATGTGCATTTATTTTTGATAAACGTTTTGATTATATGGAAAAACGAACCATGGAGAGAAAACAATTAGATTTAAAATTGCTTTATGAAGAAGTAGAAGAAAACCCAAATGACCCCAGAGCTTATTACTATTTGGCACAAACATATAATTCATTAGAAGATTATGAGAATGCTTATAAATATTTTTTAAAACGCGCTGAATTCACTAATTCTGGGTTCATTCAGGAACGAGTAGACGCTTTATTTGAGGCTGCGCGAGTAGCTAATTTTAAACTTAATAAACCATGGTCTGAATGTGAAGAATTATATAATAGATGTTTTAAGGTTGATGATTCAAGACCCGAATCTTTATATTTTATTGGGACACATTATTACTTTGAAAATAATTATAAAATTGCATATGAATATTTTAAAAAAGCATTTGAAAAAGGATTTCCACTTCATTGTCAATATAGTTTAAAACCAACATTGAGTTATCATTTTTTACCCAAGTTATTGACAAAAATATGTTATGAAGTCGATGATTATGAATTAGGGTTAAAAGCATCTGAATTTTTTATTTTAAATAATAAACCAACTGATGATTGTTATGAAGAAGTCGTATCGTGGTATAAGATATTTCAAAAACTAACTATGTATACTGGAATTAAAATACCAAATGTGCCAGATAAACCAATTTTTTGTTTTGTAGCTGATGGTGGGTTTCAACCTTGGACTGGTTCTAATATTTTAACATCTGGAGTTGGTGGGTCAGAAACTTTTATTATTGAAATTGCGCGTTATATAAAAAAACAAGATAAATTTGATGTTTATGTTTTTTGTAATACACCAAATCAAGAAGATGAGAACTTTGAAGGAGTTAATTATAAACACTTAAATAAGTATTACGAGTTTATTAATACTAATTATGTTAAGCATTGTATTATAAGTAGATTTTCTGAATATATACCACTCACAATTAAAGGGTTTTCTGAAAATGTATATTTTATAATTCACGACTTAACACCTAGTGGGATTGTTATACCAATTGATAAAAAAATTAAAAACATTTTTTGTCTTACGGATTGGCACGTCCAGTATTTTACAAATATCTTTCCTCAATTAAAACCTATTTCTCTACCATTTCATTATGGAATTGATAATAGGTTTCAATGTGATGTGATGGATAAGAAAATAAATCATAAATTTATTTATTCATCATTTCCAAATCGTGGACTCTTACAACTTCTTCAAATGTGGCCAAAAATTTATAAAAAAGAACCTACAAGCACATTACATATTTATTCCGATGTTAATAATAAATGGTCGAATGATGTTGAACCTGAAAAAATGTCATCTATTAAGAAACTATTAAATGAATATTCTATTAATGAAAATGGATTAGGAATTTATTATCATGGCTGGGTTACTAAACAAGAATTGGCTGAAGCTTGGATTACAAGTGATATATGGTTTTATCCATGCACTTTTATGGAAACTTTTTGTCTAACAGCATTAGAAGCAGCATCTAGTAAAACATTTGTTGTAACAAATGACTTGGCCGCATTACAAAATACTGTTGGAAATAGAGGAGCTATTATTAAAGGTGACCCTACAACAGAAGAGTGGCAAGAAGAAGCGTTGAATAAATTATTTTACTATATGTCAGACAATAATAAAGTCGATAAACAAAATCTTATTGAAATGAATTATCAGTGGGCTAAATCTTTATCATGGGAAAATCAAGCTTTAAAATTACTTGCCAATTATATTTATCCTAATGATATATTTGAATATAAAGGAATGTATAATTGGACTAATGATTTACCTCAAGGAAGCAAAGATATATTTTTAAATATAATTTCATATTTTAATAATAATTATTATAAAGTTAAATTTGAAAAAAAAATTAATATACTTGAAATTGGAACTTACGCAGGAATATCTCTAATCGAACTGGTTAAATTAATTCCAAATTCATTTGGAACTGGCATATATTTGTGGACTAATTATAATGAGAATGAATTACTACAAGTTATTGATAATCTTAAAGTTAAAAATTCATTTTATAAAAATATTATTAATGCTGGACTAGCAAATAGAATAAAAGGAATTCAAATTAATTCTACCTCAGCATTATTCGAATTTATAAAAGATAATGTTTTTTTTGATTTTATTTATGTTGATGGTTCACATCTATTATTAGATTGTTATTCTGATTTAGTGTTGTCATGGCAAATTTTAGAAAAAGGAGGAATATTAGCAATTGATGATTATGTGTATAAAAAAGACGATAAAAATATATTAAACTCACCATATAATGCTGTCAATCATTTTTTAAAATTATATAAGGGACAATACAATATTTTATCTATTAGTTATCGTGTATTTTTGGAAAAAATATAATTTAAGTTTTCACTTAAACAATAACATATATTATTATTATTAATGGAACTAAATAATGATAATAATATATTTAAAGTTTTCAATTTTTATTGGCATCCAATAGAAGATATTAATAATAATCTATAATATTTCAAGTTCTCTTTTAGGTCAAAGTATCTGGCCTTGTGTTCCTTACTCAACAAGACACAATTGGTCCTAATAAAGATTGAAATCTATTCTTTATCAACTTATTTTTGTGATTTTCAGTGTTGCATATACTTCAGTAGTACCAGCTGGTAAATTTAATGCTACACCTCCACTCATTGACCCACCATAAACAGCGTAATGGTCTAATGAGAAAACAGTAATTCCAGTAATGGTAATAATACCACTTAATAGAGCGTCGTTCATTGTACCAGCAGTACCAGAAGAACTCCCAACCAGCTTAGAATTTCCACCTATAATAAGAGCGCCTAATCCTAATGTTTGATTATTCAACAAAAGTTTAGTAGACCAACTAGTCAAAGTTGCAGAAGTAGTATAACAAGCGTTCGCCTCAATTAGATAAGTCCCAGCAGTGGGGATAGTGAAAGTCCAATTTGGAGTTCCGCTTAACGTGATGCTTAATCCCGCTTCCGTTTTTGAATTAAACTGACGGGGTCTAGAAGTACCCGAAACAAAACTAATAGCAGAATTAGTACCAGCGGTTTGCGTTTCTTGAATAATCGCCATTGGTAAAGAAAAAGACGGAGTAGTCCAACTCAAAGCACTACCAGTTGAAGATAGAACTTGCCCCGCAGTTCCTACACTGTTTGCGGTATCTCTTATTGTTGTCATTTTAGCACTTCCTACAACATCCAATGGATAAGCAGGAGGAGCGGTTGTTCCTATACCGACATTTCCATTTCCAGCAAGACTGAATAAATCAGCACTTTCAGGAGCTGTCCCAAATTGAGACCGTATAGATAAAATACCATTTGATGGAATTCCGGGTTTAGTGTAAAAATTATAGTTTGATGGGGTATATGCAGCGCTTATACCTTCGCATTTTAATGTCAATACCCTTTGGGTTGCTTGCGTTCTATAATCTTGAAAACCGAAACTACCCTCTCCATATACATCTAATAAAGTTGAAGGTGTAGTTGTTCCTATACCGACATTACCATTAGTTGATAATAAAGTCATTTTTGCCGTTGCGGGTGACCCATTCCAAAATTGAATAGGAGCAACTCCAGAACCAACTCCAAAAGCTAAAGCACTTGAAAGCTGCCCAGTGTAATTTGGAGTGCTTAAACCCTGATGATTAGTGATATATGCTGTTTTATTGGCAGTTCTAACTGCTATACTGGAAGAGAACGCTCCTTGATTATTAAACCAACCAACAATTTCATTCGCAGTTCCACTGCCTTCAACTTGTAATTTATAAAGAGGTGTAGTTGTATTTATACCAACGCCAGTAGATGTAATTCTCATTCTTTCGGTTAATGTAATAGGAGCTCCCAACGTTCCTGTAGGATAAGTAGAAAAAGACATCTCATTTTTTAGAAGAGAAACTTGAGCGCCACCACCAGCACCACTTCCAATATTATCAGTATAAGTGCCACTAATTTGCTGAACGTTATTAATAAAGTTCCCTCCCCTTGTTATAGCAAGAGACCCTGCTCCAGACCCCGGGTTCATTAACATCCCATTAAATGTGCCACCCATTAAAAGATTACCACCACTAATATTAAGTTTTTCAGTAGGCGTTGTTGTTCCAATACCGACATTACCGCTTCCTAAAATCGTCATAGCATCTACTGCGGTCGCAACCGTTTTGGTCCTAAAATATATATTCGTGTTATTATCATTATAACTATTTTCAATATACAGATGGCCGTTAGACCGGTCATATTTAAATCTCCCTTGTGCGGCCGGTTCGCTTCCAATCAAAATTTCACCACTGTCAAAATTAGGCGGTCCAATTGGCACATTAGCACCACCATTCACTAACAGACCTGCTGTATTAGTAGCAGAACTGTAAATATGTAATCTGTTTTGAGGAGAACTTGTCCCAATACCAACATTACCAGCATTCGCTATTGTCATACGAGTAGAACCGCCATTATTAAAATTCATTAGTCCAAGAGCGTCCCCTGTTAGTGAATTTACAATACTAAATGTCTTATAAGATGGTGAGATAGAATTAAATGTTAAACCAGTATAACCTAATGTTAAATTAACTCCTTCAGTCCCAGATGTAGTTGTTTCAATTTTTAAAGGGAATAACCCCCCTACAATATTAAGTTTATTAGTAGGCGTTGTTGTTCCAATACCAACATTACCACCGTTTGTTATAGTCATTTTAATATCGGCACTTGATAGTTGAGAACCATCTACGGCATTCCTTGTTTGAAAAACAAGGTCGGCGGCACCATATCCACCACCGACACCAGCACCTACAAACTTTGCCCCAATTCCTGCACGACTGTAGGATGTATTAGGGTTTCCACCGAATGTTATACCAAGGTAATCACCTGAATTAACACTTGAAGCCGAAGACGAATTTAACCTTATACCTGTGTTTTGAAGTTCGCCACTCGCATTAACACCTGATTTAACTATAGCACCTGCACCAGTCAAAGTATTAACTTCTAATTTAAGCCCAGGCGTTGTTGTTCCAATACCAACATTACCATCGTTTGTTATACGCATTTTTTCATCTGCGACAGAGAATGCTGACCCATCACTCCCCGACCTCGTGTAAAACGCTAAATTACCTTGACCCCAATCAGTCCCCACAACCATACCAAGTCCAGCTCTGGCTCTATTTGTCCCTGTTAGAGCTGTGAATGTTAAAGGTATTACATCCCCAGTAAGACCTGCAACATTTGATTGAATATTCAAACCAACTACTCCCAAATTTCCATTATTTATTGGAGTAGTAATAGTAAGTGGTGCAATTGGTTGAATTGTTCCAATACCGACATTACCATCACCTAAAATAGTCATTTTTTCAGTTAAAAGTGATGTTAAAGTAGGTTTTGTATAGAATGTTAAACGACCAAGATTTTGTCCGCTTGAAGTTAATCCTGTATTGACAATACCTATTCCTCCCACAGCAGTTCCAGCAACGCTCGCGGCAAAAGATAGTAATCCAATTGCGTTTAATGTGGGATTTGTGTTGTGAATTCTCAATCCATTAGGAACTTGTGTAGAAGGGGAAGTATCTGAACTGTCATATTTTAAATCCAATCTAGCACCTGGTGTTGTTCCTCCAATAACGACATTTCCATTATTATTTACTCTAAAAAGTGTAGTATCAGCTGGTGTAGTGGTATTCACATTCCTCAACCATAATATTGCGTTATTATCTGTTGGTGGATTGCTACTATAAGTTCTTATAATAGCACCAAATTGAGTCCCACTCGAGTCTATCGTTGCTCCATATCCACTTCCCATACTATTTCCAACAACTAACTTAGAAAGGGGATTACTATTTCCAATACCGACATTACTTGAAGAATTTATATATAATGGATATGATGAAAGTACATTATTCCAAATACCAAAATTTCCATTTGTAGCACCTAAAGTATATTTACCAAAATTAGGTCCTAATGTATTTGAAAAGGTTAATGAAGGCACACTACTTTCTAAATATACACTATTTGTAAATCCCGCAGTATTACTCGCTGTTCCACCAGTTTTAAATTGTGTTGCTTTTATTGTTCCGAATACATCAAGTGTTTCAGTAGGCGTAGTTGTTCCAATACCGACATTACCATTTATTATTACACTACTACTTACATCTATCAACACATTTTGTGATGAACTAATATGTAAAACTTCATTTGTACTAATATCAAAAGATGCTCCATGACCTATATAAGTTCCATCGCAAAAGAATATGCCAGAAACATCTTGGATTAGATTACATGATAAATCTAAATTGCCACTAGGGTCAAAATAATTTGGTTGGTAAGTAATTTCATTAGTTGTAGTATTATATTCTAATAATTGATTATTGTAAATATTTCGAATTGGCGCAATATAAGTAGCATTTGCCGTTGCTCCTGTAACTATTGTTCCTAATGCGGAAATAACTATGGAGTTTGCTGCTTGACTACTTGCACCTGCAAAATAACCAATCGCTACCGCACCTGAACCTTGATTAGTTCGTCCTGCTTGATTTCCGATTGCTACAGCACTTCCTCCTTGATTAGTTCGTCCTGCACTTACACCAATTGCTACAGAACTTCCTCCTTGTGAATTTGCACCTGCAAAATTACCAATTGCTACTGCAGCTCCTCCTTGATTAGTTTGTGCTGCAAATGTTCCAATTGCTACAGCAAATGCTTGTTGATTAGTTTCTCCTACTTGATATCCAATTGCTATCGCACTATCTTGTTGATTATTTTGTCCTGCTTGAAATCCAAGTGCTACTGCACCTCCTCCTTGATTAGTTGCTCCTGCATTTACACCAATTGCTAATGCATTTAAACCTTGTGTTCCTTGACCTGCATTTGCACCAATTGCTATCGCACCTGAACCTTGATTAGTTCGTCCTGCAAATACTCCAATTGCTACCGCACTTCCTCCTTGAAGTGTTCGACCGGCATTTGTTCCAATCGCAACCGCATTTGTTCCTTGAGTACTTTCTCCTGATGACACACCAATTGCTATCGCATTCGCTCCTTGATTACTTTGTCCTGCTACATTACCAATTGCTACCGCACCTGAACCTTGCGTATTTTGTCCTGCAAAATTACCAATTGTTACTGCATTTTGTCCTTGAATATTTTGTCCTGCTGCATAACCAATCGCTACAGTACCTAGTCCTTGTGTTTTTTGTCCTGCACTTTGTCCAATCGCTACAGCATATTGACCTTGTATACTTTGTCCTGCAAAAAGTCCAATTGCTACAGCATATTGTCCTTGAGTATGTTGTCCTGCACTTTGTCCAATCGCTACAGCATTGTCTCCTTGATTAGTTGCACCTGCATTGCTACCAATTGCTACCGCAAATTGCGCTTGATTATTTAGTCCTGCTTGAAGACCAATTGCTACAGCACTTCCTCCTTGTGCAGAATTTCCTGCACTTTGTCCAATCGCTACAGCAGCTGCTCCTTGTATTCTTTGTCCTGCTAAAACTCCAATCGCTACAGCACCTCCTCCTTGTGTATTTTGTCCTGTTTGATATCCAATTGCTACTGCATTTATTCCTTGTATATTTACTCCTGCAAAACTACCAACTGCTATAGCAAATTGCGCTTGATTATTTTGTCCTGCAATTGAACCAATTGCTACAGCACTTCCTCCTTGATTAGTTTGTCCTGCATTTGACCCAATTGCTACAGCAGTTCCTCCTTGATTAGATTGTCCTGCTGCATTACCAATTGCTACCGCATCTGAAGCTTGTATAATTTGTCCTGCATTTGTTCCAATTGCTACCGCACCTGAACTTTGAGTATTTTGTCCTGCATTTACACCAATTGCTACAGCATTTTCTCCTTGAGTATTGTAACCCGCATTATTTCCTATAGCTATTGAATTTGTTCCTTGAGTATTGTAACCGGCATTTTTCCCTATTGAAATTCCATTAGTTCCCACTCCATTATGACATTGTATATTTGTCGTTTTTACAAAAGGAAATTTTACATATTTTTGGTCTGGCCATGACATTATATTATTAAACAATAAAATATATTTATTTTAAAAACTAAAATAAATATATTAACTAGTAAATTTTACATAAACTGTTACATAAACTATACCACTTTGTGGATTAAATGGCAACGACCATGATGGTGTCACTTGTTTAATTACACATGCTAAACCATCCCCAGCACTAAATGCCGAATTTGTTTGTGTATATCCAGATATTGGAAATGTAACTGGACCTGTTGTAAAAGCTGGTAAACTTAGTCCTGCACTAGTTAACATTGTTCCACTTACTCTTATTATATCTAATTGACCATTTGTTACAAACCATGTTAAATTATTTACAGATACTCCTGATATAGAACCGGAATATGGCATTTTGTAAAATATTTGGGAATTTTGACTACTATTATAAACATTTATAGCTCCTGTCGCATAAGTCCATGGAACTGAGCCACCACCATCCTCATTAAAATAAATATCTAATGGATAAATAAATGCAACTGTTGTTGAAACGCCATTTATTGTTTGTGTGCTAATAGTATATCCAGGACCTTGACCACCTGTTGCTCCTCCAGATTCAAGGTCAAAATAATAACTCAGCGCACTTGACGCAAATGAAGGACCTATTGCTCCCGTGAAACCAGTTGGTCCAGTATTACCAGTAGGTCCAGTAGGTCCAGTATTACCAGTGTTACCAGTTCGACCAGTGGGACCTGTATTACCTGTTGAACCAGTGTTACCAGTTCGACCAGTGGGACCTGTATTACCTGTTGAACCAGTATTACCTGTTGGTCCAGTATTACCTGTTGGTCCAGTATTACCAGTGGGACCTGTGGGACCTGTATTACCTGTTGAACCAGTAGGTCCAGTTGAACCAGTATTACCTGTTGAACCAGTATTACCTGTTGGACCTGTATTACCAGTTGGTCCTGTATCACCTGTATTACCAGTTGGGCCAGTATTTCCAGTTGGTCCTGTATCACCTGTTGGACCTATATTACCTGAACAAGGAACATAACAATCACATACATCAGGAACGTATGATTCACACGGTTCACCACATTCACATACATCAGGACCAACATAATCACAATCAGGACATGGTGTATAATAACCAGTGTTACAATTACCACATTTATTTGCAATATATGGTGACCCATTTATATAAGTAACATTTAAATTTGTTACTGTTATGTTTTCACTTACTATATTTTTAGCATTTATATTACTCATTATATATAAATGCTAACATATTTAAATTAATAAAAATACTAACATATTTAAATTAATAAAAATACTTTAATTATAAATTATATTATTTAATTAGGAACAGGAAAAGGTCTTTGATTTTTTTCTACTACTAAAGGTTCTGGCATAAAAACGGGTCCTTTATCAAAAATATTTGTAGAATTTAATTGTGTTATTTCTGGAACAAAACATGGGGCTGGATTTACTAAATTTGTTGAATTAATTCCAAATAAAAATGATTCTGTATCGGGAGCATTATATGATAACTTATTCCAAGGGATTTGTGCTGGTAGTAATCCATTACCTGGTAATCTTGTATTATAAGCAGCACCATATTGTGAATTTGGATATAATGTATAAATTGAGGAGTTTTGATATTGTCTTTGTTCTAAACAATAGTTTCCTGGAGTATTTCGGTTACGAGTAGAAGCCATTTATATACATTAATAAAATATTATTGAAGATTTTTATTCAAATTATCGTTACTATCTAATGAAATAAAACCAGTGTTTAAATATTCAGATACACATTTATGTGTTAAATACATATAATCGTAAGAATATAAGAGACATAGTCCTGATTGCAATTCTTCTGTCATTATTTTTGATGCTGCTTTATCCATAAAAATTTTTAATATATCATTATCTTTAATTTTTTCATATAATTCATAAACAGCATTAGATAATATGTTAATGTCATTCTCTTGGTTATCAATTAAAAAAATACTTAAAAAATCTTCTTGGTATAATACATTACGAATATATTCTATTTCATCATTAGTTACATTATCATCATGTAATATAACATCCTCTTTATAATATCTACATTCATATTTAGTATTATAAAAAATTGTTTCGTTTTTCATTTATTTAAAATCTATATGAAATCTTTAAATAAATATCTTATTAATTAATTTAAGCATATTGATAAGTAGTGTGTTTATTAAAATAATCAGCATCTCGTGTCAATTCTCTCGAAGGAACACCACCACGAACCCATCCATCAGATGCTACACTTTCAATTTGATTAGCAGGATTGTTAATTCTTTTTTGAACAGCAGGTAACAAAGGTGTTTGGTGATATTTAATGTAACTCTTCTCACTTAAATTATTTACACTACGTTTATTAACAATTTGCTCACCTTGTTGAATTTGTGCTTCCATAACAGGATTAACTGCGCCACGTCCTAAATAAGGGACAGTTGCAAATGGTCTGTGAAAAAGGTCAATTCGGCATCTTGGAGAACAATTAATTGTTCCGATTTGAAGCTTAGATGATTCATTAATATTGCAACCACCAACGCCAACGTTTTGGGAACCTTTATAATTTACACCTATTTGTGAAGTAGCAAGTTCTATAGGTTTTTTCATACTACAATCTGAAGCAAAAAAATTTTGAGTCATATAATTACATGATGCAACATCTTGAATATTATCTTGTGAGCTAGAACATTCGTCTAGGCCAATTCTAGACATGTTATTAAATGTGTATCCTGAATAAGTAGCCATTTATATATTATTGATTTATATTTTATTTTTACTAAACTATTATTTTGCTAATTTTTCTTTATCAAGTGTTATGACCTTCGATATATTTTTAATTATTTTGTCATCTTTTTCTTTATCACCTCCCATAGCTTCAATAACTAATTTACTATATTGGTCTGAATATTTTGATTCACTGTAATTACACCCTGGATATTTTTGTTTAAATTGAGGTAATAGTTTTTCATTTTTATAAGCAACTTTTTTGATAGCTTTTCTAAGTTTATCATTATCATTATCTTTTTCCCATTTATCTTCATCTTTAATGTAGACAGTTTCTCTCTTTTTATCGGTGCAATGAATTGGTCTTTCAGTAATGTCTAAAGATTGTAAGTTTGATGTTATGATATTAGATATTCCTTCTACATATCCTATATCTCCAATTTTAATTAAATCGGATAGTTGAAGCTTGATAGAATCGACAAAATCAGTTATATTCATTGCATTTTTGCAAGTTTCGTTTAAGAATAATTGTAGGTTAAATGTTTTATTATGAGAGTTATTATTAACATTATTCGTGGTGTTATTAATACCACATTTTGTAATTTCTTTAATAGTATCACATTGATTAGATACAACAGAATTTACCAAATCTTTTGTAAAATCTTGATTGTCTTTGATAAGATTTTTAATTATATTAAGTATTTCTGCAGTAGAAATATTATTTTCATTATTGTTTGGTTTTATAATAATATTTTCATTTTGGCATAGTTGTTTGTGTTTCCATAAGCCAGAATTAGTTTTATATTTTTTGCTACATATTTCACATTCAAATTTATTTTCAGGAATAATTTGCTTAATTTGATTTCCAAAAGAACCCTTGTGATGACGAAGACTTAATAAATGATTATTGAAATTACTTTTTCTATCCGTATTATAGTCACATTTTTCACAATAAAATGTCTTGCTTAATTTTTGCTTAATTTTATTTCCGGACATTTCCACCACACTGTCTGCTGCGAGTTTTTCATCTAAGTCAGAATCGTCTTCTAATGAAACGTCGTCGCAATTTTCACAAATATTGTGGTTGCTTAATTTTTGCTTAATTTTATTTCCGGACATTTCCACCACACTGTCTGCTGCGAGTTTTTCATCTAATTCGTATTCATCTTCTAACGAAACGTCGTCGTATTTTTCACAACTATTGTTGTTGCTTAATTTTTGCTTAATTTTATTTCCGGACATTTCTTAATATGGAAATATATTAAGTTTTTAAGTAATTTTTCTATAAAAAAATATTTTTTTTTCCAATCACAAATTTTTTTTTCCAAATTAATTTGTTACCATAAATTTTCACTATCGTAATAAAAAAATTCGGTCAGTAAGGACGTTTTCGGCATATCGATTTTGGACATTTTTTTTGTCCATTTTGAAAATTCAAAAAAACTTTACCAAAAATATTTTGACTATTTTCTCTTCATGTGTAGGGAATAAAAAAAGGATTATTTTTCGAAAACTCAAGAAATTCCCTTCATCATGTAGTGTCTCCGTCTTTAAGTCCTTTTTTGAATTTATTATTTTTTATTCTTCGAAATTCATTTAACGTTAATCTTTTACTCCATATTGCGTCATCTACTCTGAAACATAATTGTCGGTTACCTGTAATTACATATTCATCTGACACATCATACATCCAAATACCAAACCCATTTGCATACAAATATCCTAAATTTACTGGAGAGAACCAAGTAAATAAATCTTTTTTACAATTAAAACCAAATACATAATCATCTAATTTGAAATTTCTAGTATATACAAATTTTTGAAGGTCAGAATTATCATCTGTCTCTGGTTGTTGATTTCTCTCTGAACCATCTGGCAAATATTGGTCGAAATATTCTAATTCTCTTGGATATCTTAATCCAATTGTCTTATTTTCATAAGGACCAACACCGTTTTTATGAACTCTATAGATAAGCATTTTCAATTAATATTAATAATAATATATTAAAATTAATCAATTTTTATTTAAAATGTTTTTGTGTTTCAATATGTCGTTGATATAATATTTCTGTAAAGCATCCAAAATCACATTTTTCACAATAATAAGGGAACTCTTCTGATCTCTCTTCTTTTGTTGCATGTTTGTTTAAATAATGAAGCTTGTAATTAGTAGTTTTGATCGGAATATAATCACAGAATTTACATTTTTCTTCTATTTTTTTATCACATCTCTCTTTTCGCTTCTCTCCAGTATGTTTTTTAGATTCTAAATGCTCATTCCATTCTGACTGGTAGTTACATTTATATTGGCATTTTTCGCAAAAATATTTTGATTCCATTTTATTATATAATATATTGTTTTTAAATGGTTTAGAGATATATATTCTATATATATTATATAAATGTCTAAAAGAACGAAATATGACTTTGAACGATTGGATAAGTATTGTAAGGAAAATAATGTAACAATATTAGAGGATTATAGTGAATGTCAATTGACTAAAAATTCTCTTATTAAAGGAGTTTGCGTTTATAATAATTGTCAAGAAACTTTTGAAAAAAAAATTATTAATTTAATTGATTCAGGAGGATATTGTAAAACTTGTATTAAAATAATATCTATTAAGAGAGCAAAACGAACTTTTTTAGAAAAATATGGTTCTGAAAATATATTGCAATTAGATTTTATAAAGGAAAAAACTAATCCTAATAAATTTACATTTCAAAAATTACAAGATTATTGTAAAGAAAATAATATTGAATTGCGTGAAGATTATAGTAAATGTCATATAACCAAAAAAAGTTTGATAACTGCAAAATGTCAAACTAACGATTGTCCAGAAATTACAAGTAAAATATTCATAGAAATTGAGAAGAGAGGAATATATTGTAAAAAATGTATGAATGATATAAAAATAGAAAAAACCAAAAATACTTGTTTAAAAAAATATGGTGTTCCTAATTCTTCAGCAAGCAAAGAGGTTCAGGAAAAAGTAAAAAAAACAAATATGCAAAAATATGGAAGAGAATTTGCTTTTCAATCTGAAGAAATAAAAGAAAAAATTAAACAATCAAATTTACAAAAATATGGTGTAGAATTTCCAACTCAAAATAATGAAATTATGAATAAAATAAAACAAACCAATTTAGAAAAATATGGTTGTGAAACAACTTTATATGCGAAAGAAATTAGACCAAAAGTTCAGAAAAAAATAATGGATAAATATGGTGTAGAAAATATATCACAAAATGAGAACATTAAAGATAAAAAGATTAAGACATCATTAAAAAATTGGTGGGTTGAATATCCATCGCAAAATGAAGTAATTAAAGAAAAAACTAGACAAACCAATCTCAATAATTTAGGAGTAGAATATCCAACACAAAATGAAAGTGTTAGGAATAAAATAAAAAAAATGTGCCTAGAAAATTATGGTGTAGAATATACTTGGCAAAGCGAAGATATCAAAAATAAAATAAAAGAAACTAATTTAAATAAATTAGGTGTAGAATATCCTTCACAAAGTAAAGATGTTCAAAATAAGAATATTGAAACAAGCTTAAAAAATTGGGGAGTTGAGCATCCGTCTCAAAATCAATTTATTAAGATGAAAACAAAAGAAACAAATTTAAAAAAATATGGAGTAGAATGTCCTTTACAAAATGATTTTATAAAAGAAAAAATAAAAGAAAATAATTTATTAAAATATGGAGTAGAATATCCTATACAAAATCCAGAAATAATGGAAAAACATATCAAATCTAGTCATAATAGAAAAAACTATGAGTTTCCTTCTGGAAGAATCGAAATAGTTCAAGGATATGAGCCATTTGCTTTGAATGATTTAATTATAAACGAAAAAATAGAGGAATCAAATATAATTGTTGGGGTTAAAAATGTGCCAGAAATTAAATTTATTGGAGGAGATGAAAAAATTCATAGATATTATGTAGATATTTTTATACCATCTCAAAATAAATGTATAGAAGTAAAATCATTATATACATATAATGATAATATAAAAACAAATCTTTTAAAGCAAGAAGCAGCAATAAAATTAGGATATGATTTCGAATTTTGGATATATGATAATAAAGGAAATAGAGTAAATTAATGTTTACATCATTATCCATCTTGCACCACTGTTATCTTTAACGCGCTGCATATTACCATCAGGGGTATCTTCCTTCGCACTGGGCATGTACCCATAAAGAAAATTTCCGAAAGCTAGAGCATCATTCGTCACACGAGTTGAAGGTGTACTAAAGAATTGACGATTTGATTGATCGAGTAAAAATTGCTCGTAGATATCTCCAAATAATTGTTTGTTCGTATTTTTAATACCAGGATTCATCATCTGAACAGCACGTTTAACATTTTTGGTGATATCCTCATCAACATCTATATTAAAACTTGGTGGAGCAGCTTTTCTCTCAGGTTCATCATTTATCTGAGTTAACAAAACATTGCTAAATGGATTTTTCTTATTTCCTTCCTTAAATTCTGTTCTTAATACAGCATCTAAAGTGACAGGATTAACAAATGATTTTGGCTTATTATCAAACATACCGGTAACTTCATTACCTTGCACTTCAAAATTTTCCAGCATTTCTTTTGTTATCTTTTGTTTGCGCATGTTATATAAAATAAATATTACTAATAATGTCAATGCACCAACAGCTAATACTCTCTTTGACATTGTCAAAATATATCCTAAAATTGTTAGTAATATAATTAATCGAGAGATTGCATTTAACTTTTGTTCATAGCACATTGAAGCTGTAGGCCACAATTCAAAGATATAATCTTTATTAAATAAAATTGTAGGATCATTGGACCAAAATTGTATTGTCATTATATATATATAAATCTTTTAAAATTATTTTCTTAATTTTCTTTTTCTTATAGTAACACTTCTTCTTTTTCTTCTTTTATTTGTTTTCTTTAATACATTCTTTTTATTTCCTCCTGATACTTTTGATAAATCTAGTCTCATATAATAATAAGGACTACTATCTTCTTCATCATCTGAATCATAAGATGTTCGAGTGTTAATAATTTCAAAACCAAATTTATCACGATAATATTTCATGATATCGCCCTTACATTCTAGATAGATATATTTGACGTCATTTTGTTTTCCAATTCTTATTAAAGAATTGATTAATTCTTGTCCTACACCTTCTCCAGAATATTTGATTGGAGAACAAATACCATTAAAATAAATTATTCTCTCGCCATCTTTTTCATTAAATGTGAAATTTAATGCACCTCCTATTTTATCATCTAAATTAGCGTATAGAGTAATATCATTTCTTAAAATTCCCAAAAAATGTTTAAAATTAATTGATACTTCATCTCTACAAAAATATGTGTCATTCTTAATTTCATTATATACTTGGTCTAAACTCTTGTCTCCTGTTCTAATACTTATATCTATATCAATTCCTTGTTTTACTAAATTTTTTTTAACTCTATCAGGACACATATAATATATTTGAATACTTGACATATATATTATATATTTATTTTTTTCCCTTTTTCTTTTTATTAGATGTTTGTTGTTGTGGTTTTGCTCCTCTTGGAGTTCTTTCTGGTTTCTCTACGCCTTCAATAAATTTAATTAATTCATCATCCGTCATTCTTGGTTGAGACGGTTGTTGAGCTAACATTTGAGCTACTAATTCTGCTTCAGTTTTTGCCTTTGCATTAGCCTCTGCTTTTGCTCTAATTCTTTCTTTTGTTTTTGCCATTTTTAAACGTTGATTTAATTGAGATTCCATTGCACCTGTATTAACTTTTCCACCTTTTCCACCTAATCCACCTAATCCACCTAAGCCACCCATTCCCATCTTACTTAACATAGATTGAATATTTTCCATACCCGGCATGTTTTTCATTCTATTCATGATTTCAGTTGCTTCTTGAATCATTTCTGACTCTTTTAATTCGCCTGATTTTAGCTTTGTGTCTAATTTATCGCCAACAGATTTTACTAAACCCATTAATTTTGTTGGATTCTTTATTAACTTATTAAATACATCTTTCATATCAGTTGCACCTTCAAAATCCATATTCAAGTTTGCAGCTGTTTCTTCAGCAATTTCCTTGGCCAATTGTCCGATTTTACCGTCTAACATACCTGTAATATGCTCGTTAATTTTCTCAGCATTTGGCAAGTCGGTTGCATTAAACCCTTCAGCTAAATTCTCTCCAAAGTTTCCACTTAAATCAAATAATCCTTGCATTTGAGATAATGTTTCTTGAAGTTTACCCTTAAATTCTTCTTCATTAATAGCTTCGAATAATTTGGCAGTATCCCCAAATGCTTCCTTATTATCTAATGTACCAACAATTGAAAATAAAAGAAGCTGTAAATATTTCCAAATGGTTTCACGTGTTTTTTGTGAAATATCACATTGCCATAAGTTTTTGAAATGAATCTTTGGGAAAAATTCAGTGTCTAGCTCGGATTCTTCTTTAAACATCTCCTCATTTTGATACAAAATATCAAAAAATCTTGGTGGCAATTTCTTCTTACAAAAATCAAATAAAAGTTTCACAGATTTTTTCTCTGCTTTTTCATAAGCATTAATTCTATCTTCTTCTTCATCAATGTAGTTAAAATGCTCTTTTCCTTTCCACCACTTATCAATAAAAGGTACATATTCAGGAAAGGTTTTCTTTAAATCACCAATAAAATCTCTTATGACCTTTATAAACTCTTCGGGAACGGAATTAGTATTTTCTGACATATAATTTAATATATATTATTTTTGTTTAAGTCAAAATATATATTAAAAATAAATTAAATTTTTACACCTTTTACACCATCGGTCATTTAAAATGACCTTGGTAACTGTTACTTTGTGACTGATATCACGCCGATTATTTAATTTAAATAGTCTTCAAGTAAGATAGATATTGAGCAAGTTGAAGTTAATCCATTATAAATAGCCATACTACCAAATAAGGCTAAAACAATTAATGGTAAAATATTAATTTTCTTTAATAATTTTTCTTTACTTAATTGTATATAAATGTATATTCCTACTGATAGCATTATTACCCCCATTATTGTCTGAATAATTCTCATAACACTATAAAAATTAAATGAATTACTTCCAATAATATTTATTCTTATATCAGTATTTTCATTTAAAGAAATGTTATTTAAACCATATTTTAAATTAGAAAACTGAAGTTTTTCACTCACTTTAATTCTTTTATCATTATTAAAATATTTATTTTTAATAAACTGAGACCTACTTGCGGTTTGGCATACAATATATATTTCATCAAAATATTCTAAATGGTTCATAATTGTCTTAGCATTAAATCTTATCATATTCATCGGAATGTTATAAAAACTATATTCTTGTGATTGGTCAAAATGTCTAGAATAAACTTCATCACTTTTACGTATATCAATAAAAAGATATTTCATAATATATATATATATATTTATTATGAGATTTAAAAATTATAAATAAATTACTTAAATAATCAGCGTTTCAGCGAAGCATAGTAAATATTAAAAGGTGTAAAGGTGGATTTATTCACATATATCAGATAACTTAGTTAAATTTTGAATATACTTCATAACCTTTGCTTGATTATCTGGAGCCATATTTCTTATAGGCTCTCTTAATCTGTCAATTGACTCCATAATTTTATCAGAATTTTGTGAAGTAGATACATCAGATGAATAATCCTTTGTTAAAAAGAATGAAATATCATTTGCTTCAATTTGACCTCTATATTTATCAGCAATAAAAGTCTTCCAAATTTTAACAATCATTTTGGGATTAGCTTTTCGAATTAGAGTGAGAGCATTTTTTGCAGATAAGATGTCAGTATCGTGTGGAAATACACTTTGTATATCATTTAAGAATTCTAGAAAATGGTCATTGAACGCGGCTAAGATGTTAGACATTATTTATTCTTCATTAATTCTTTTTAAATTGGTTTTGTATTTAATATATTAATAAAATAAAATATTACATCTTTGGACAATTTAAAACGCCTTTATAAAATAAAATTGAAACAGTTTTATAAAAGTAATTGTATTTATAATTATTAAAATGAGCACTGAACTAATGGTAAGAATATTAACTAATGAAGGATTTAAATTTACAGAAAATAATTGTTGTATATGTTATGAAAAATTTATTGACAATATTTGTTTTGATGAGTTGTTGGATTTATATAGTAATTTATTTAAAGAAAAATATAATTTGAATGATGATACTGGGCACGATGAAGATGAATTTTGGGGTGAAAATCCTGTCAGATGTTATAATGATAGGTTTGAGTGTTTAACCTGTAAAAATGTAGTATGCGATACATGTATTACACATATACCACAAAAAAATTGTGCTACTGGTGGTGATTTTACTGAAAAATTTACTTGTCCAATGTGTAGGACAGAAGATTACAGATTTCTAATTGGTGGCGAGTATCTTCCTATAGAGATTTTACGTGATATAAAAAACTTAAAAAATAAATAGGCGTTTTAAATTTCCATAGGTGTAATAAAATAAAATATTAATAAAATAAAATATTAAACATAATTAAACACTATTAAATTTACTATTCAAAGTTAAAACTAAAAAAGGGATGATATTATTAGTCAAAGTAACTGGCCAGATAATAGAATCCCATAGTAGTTTATAATAATTTACATGAGCTCCATATTTAACAGCTTCCCATTCACTTTTCATTATGTCTCTTTCATTTGGCAACAATTCATTTTCCCTATATTTTTTTAAGTATTGTTTAGCATTAACATAAGAGCCGCTTACATTATACAATAATAAAAACCCAAAATAACTAATACACGTATATGAAACTGGTTTTGGCAATTCTTTAATAAATACAATTAGCGATTTCATTTTTATAGTAATATATAAGAATGAATCTCTAAATAATTTTAATATATTAATAGCTCATAGGTGGTTTATTTCCGGTTATAGCTCTAATATCAGCATCTCTTTGTTCTTGCATTTGTTTAAGCTTGGATTCCATTTGTGTATTAGATGCATCTTCACCTATTTTTTTAGCTCCTCTAATAGTAGTATTGAAATCATCATTGCTCTTAACATTTGAAACTTCTCCACTAAATGCAGTATTTAAATCAACATAATTATGCATTTGTCTCATTCCTCCATTACCTTCTGCTTTTAAATCATCAGGTTCTTGGTCTAAAAAGCTATATTGGTCTGAGACAATATCACCAAATCCACCCGAATTACCGAGAGAAAATGCCATAGGCTCCATATTATTTTTAGTAGCAACTCTCACTTCTTGTTGTTGTTTTGGTTTAATATGTTGTAAAATTTGTTCTCCATATAATACTTGATATCCTTGTGTTAATAACAATAGAGCAGGTACTTTTGTTATATTTTCTGGCAAAATAATTTTTTGTCCATTTTCTAAAATAATATATGTTTTATTATTGGAATCTTTTACTCTTTTATCAATGCATATAAAATGAATATCTTTTTGAACATCTGATTTCGACAAAAGCTGTAGATATTTTTTCGAAACTTCGCAATATTTGCTGTAATATAAAATACAACTCATCTTAATATATAATTATTTTATTCAAAATTATATTTAACTCATTAAAAAAAAAAATGAATTAAATAATTAATTTAAATATAAATGTATATTAGATATAATGCAAGCAAATCTAGGAATGTCATATTCAAGTCCAAACGAGTTTACAGTGAATCCTCGTGTAGAAATTTTGTCAAATCCTAAAGATGATGAATTAAAATTCACACTAAGTGAAGTAAATGTTAGTATTGCTAATTCATTACGAAGAATTATTTTATCAGAAATTCCTATAGTAGTTTTTAGAGTTTCGCCAAATAATAAAAATAAATGTAATATTACTGCTAATACTTGCGGGCTAAATAATGAAATTATAAAACATCGTTTAAGTTGTATCCCTATCCATATTAAAGATGTTGAAGATTTTCCAATTAAAAATTATATTATGGAATTAAATGTGCAAAATAATACAGACACAACAATCTATGTTACAAGTAATGATTTTGTAATTAAAGACTTAGTTACTGGTAAACCATTATCGGGAGATAAAATCAGAGAAATTTTCCCAGCTGATGATATTACTGGTGATTATATTGATTTTGTAAGATTGAAAGCTAAATCTGCTGAAGAAATTCAAGGAAAAATAATTAATTTAACAAGTGAGTTTGATATCGGAACTGCAAAAGAAGATGGAGCTTATAATGTAGTTTCAACATGCTCTTATGGAAATACCATAGATGAAGCTATTCAAGAGGCTAAATTAGCTCAATTAAAACAAAAATGGAAGGATGAGGGAAAGAAAGAATCTGAAATCGATTTTGAAGCCGCTAATTGGAAGCTTTTGGAAGGTAAACGTATTTTTAAGAAAGATAGTTTTGATTTTGTGATTCAAAGTATTGGAATTTATACAAATATTGAACTAATCACATTAGCATGTAAAGTGATGATTGAAAAATTGCAAAATTTAAATGCAATAATTGAAAAGGATGAAGTAGACATAAAATTTGCAGATTCAACTATTCCAAATTGTTATGATATTCATCTGGATAATGAAGACTATACAATTGGAAAAGTTATTGAATATTTCCTGCTTAAAAAGTTTTATGAGACTGGTATTTTGACATTTAGTGGTTTTAAAATGTTACATCCACATGACACTTATAGTTTGATTAGAGTGGCATATACAAAACCAGTTGATGTCTCTTATGTAAAAGGAAATTTAATTGAATGCATCAGTATTTCAGTTGATACTTTTACAAAAATTAGAAAAGAATTCTTGAAATTGGTTCCACGTTAATTAGAAAATTAAATTATAAATTTAATAAAATATTTATCATTTAATTATTTTTTATTTAATTATTTTCAGCAACATTAGTATCAACGTTACGTTTTCTCATTTGAAAATTCAAACAATACATAAATAATGATGGATGTAATTCATTGACGTATTTTTGAACAACAGTATTATTTATAAATTGTTTTTTCTCTCTAAGTTCATTCATATAAAGTTGATGAATATTAAACATATGAGTTCTGTACTGTTGTGAAAATTCAATTAGAGGTTTTTCCTTTTTAATATAACATGATACATAGTTAGCATACAATGTATTTGTAAAAAGATGTACTTGGTCTCTGAATGTTGAAAACTCGCTTTTATTTTCTGGATAAAATTTTAAGAAATCTTTAACTTTGCCTTCCTTTCTAAGACAAAGATATTGATATTGCAACTTAGGTTGATTTCCTCTTAAATTTCTTACTTGCTCATAAACCGGATTTCTAATCTTAGTTCTTTCTCCTGTATTCTTATTGTGAATTACTACACCAACTACATCATATGATGTATTCATTGACCCGTATTTTTTAATTAATTCAGAATATTTATTGAAGTCATAAATTTGAGGAAACTTTACGGTTGTTCCTATTTCACTAAAAAATTTCTGATATTCTTGAGCATCATAAGTAGTAACTGTAATACCATTAAATTCATTATTAATATGATAAACTCCAACTAAATAAAGTTGAGGTTTAGAAAAAGGAACAACAATTCTATTTTCTGGATGTTGAATAACAAAACTATAACATAATTCCTTTTCTAATTTGTTAATATCTAACTTACACTCAGATGCTGCTTCCATAAACATTTGTCTAAATGTCTTTGAGACAGGCGATTTAAAAAAACTAGATGTTGCACCAACTGTATTACGTGTAGAAATTTCCCAACTTCCAGTAACACTAATAGATGTGTCAAAAAATACATTAATCATAGTTCCTTCAATAAATTCTTCAGCTTGAATACCAGTTGTATTTTCTGAATACTTAGTAAAAAACTGCTCTGCATTATAAGATTTGGGTGGAGCAAATCCAACGACTTGATTAGCAGAATTTAAAATAATTGAGCGACATAATCCATAAGATGGTATAAGGTCAATGCATAACAAATTCTTATCATATCGAATAACTTTATATTGAGAATTATTAGTTCTGCACTCAATTTTATTGAGTTTTAGTATATTTGAATTTAGTGTATTATTGTAATCTGGTTTAAGTAGGTCATTAAAGCCAGGAATTTCAGACAGATTATATTTCATATTGTCGTTATAATTAAATAATAAATTGTCTTTAAACTATATTTTATATTGATTATTACTTAAGTATAAAAATATCTAATATAATTATAGAACAATGTCTTTAGAACCTCAGAAAGAATCTGAAAAAGAAGATATAGAATTAGAACTTCAATTGGGTGATATAATTCAAATTACTAATCCAGTTAATGAAAATTTAAATAATCAAACATTTATTATTGATTATATTGATAAATCAAAAGCTTTTTTAATAAATACCGATACACTAAATAGAATAAAAATAAAAATTTCAGAAGATGGAATTTTAGGTGATGGTAATATTAAAAGAATTGAAATACTTAGTAGAGCTGATAGTCCAAGTTATGCAAGACAAAATGGTCTCCTTCCTGGTAAATGGATAAATATTTATTTTGGTGGAGACATCCCTGTTATAATCACTGGAGAGATTACAAATTTAGAAGAAGATATGATTGAAGTTAGAACAAGTGATAAAGATATTATATATATTAATTTTGACTATAAAGGTATTCCAGAAGATTTACCAATTGAAAATATAGAAATTAGAGGGAAACCAAGTACAAACGAATTAGAAAAGGAAAAAATTGAGGAGGAATTAGAAAAAGGTGAGTTAGATATTCCTGAACTTGAAGAAGAAGAAAAGAAAATGGTTGATGTGGAAAATATTCAATTAGCAGTTCCTGTTAAAGATGTTAGAGACCAATTAAGAGAAATTATTATTAAGGCAGACCAAATAGTATTTGGCGACGAAGAATTAGGACCTATTGTTCAATTTGTAGATGTTTCAACAAAAGAGAAAAGATATAGTATAGATGAACAAGTTAGTGATTTATTAGATGACCTTCTCTCTACAATTCCAAATTTACAAAGAACTCCAAGAGTATTAAATAATATTCACACAATGATAGATAGATTTAAACAATTGAGAACTTCATTCTCTGATTTCGATGAATATGGAAATGTTGAAGGATTTGTTATTTATGGTGCTGATTATAAACCATTAAAACAATGGTTGCAAAAATTTAATACAAATTTATATTGGATTTTACCAGTAGTAAAAAATGTTAAAAAAGTTTATAATGTTCAAAATATTGATGAAGATAATAATGATGTTATTAATTTAGACTTAACCACCGATTTAAAACAAATGCAAGAATTAATAGATAATTATCGTTCAAATACTTTACCTGCAGAAAGTAATAAATATAATGCATTATATTCAGACTTAGTATCTTATTTTAGACCATTTGATTACTTGAATGATGAGGACCAATCAGGTATAATTATTGATAAAGAAGTTAATACAAATATAAACACAATTATTGATAATTTAGAAGACCTTTATTCATCCGTATTTAGTAATAATATGATAAGAAATAGAAGATTTGTAATTTCTAGATATAATCTTGGAGATACAAAATTAAATACAATAGATTCAACTGCATCAAAAATGACAACAATAAGAGTTAAAATTTCTGATAATGACATGTTGAGTTTAAAGTCAATTCTCACTTTACCAGAACCAACAATTAGATTCTCAAAAATAAATTTACCAGGTACAGATATGTTATCAAGAGCAAATTTAAACCAAATATTTTTAAACTATTGGGAATTATTAAGAAAAAAAAGTAATGTTACCGATATATTTGTTGAATCTCTTGATGGCGAGTTTGAATTTAATGAAAACGAATTTGTAAATGGTATCAGAAATTATGTTATTAATATTCCAGAAGAAGAAACAAGAGGTATGACTAAATTAGAATTATATAAAAAATATATCTCAACAATAGTACCAAAAACAAAATTGTTATTTAATTTGATGAAAAAATATATTACTGGCAAACTATCTATTGTAGAAGTGGTTGGATATTTGGAACCATTTTTAATTTATACAGAAGATTTAACATTTAATCAATACAGAGAAATAACAGAATTTATTGATAAAAGAATTTCAGAATACAATAAAAATATGATTGAATACTCTAGAATTTTTAAATTATTAACCACAATTAAACAAACTCCTGTTATGCCACAAAAAGCATATACAATTATTGAGATAATTGATAGAAATCTTAGAGATGATGTCTTTAATTCAGGTTATGGTCTTTATAAACCAGAAGATACATTTACAAACTCAGAGATTTTACGTAAATTAATATTAAAAGATTATTCAAGATTATATTCAACTGCATTATCAATTGAAAATTTGAAATTAATGTTTCCAAAAGATGTAAGTGACATATTTGATGTAGAGAGAAAAAAGAACGATAAAAAATTAAACGAGGAAGAAAAAGATGATAAATGCGAAACAATTATAATAGCAAAAATGTATACTTCATTAGAACAATTAGAAAATGACAATAATAAGATTATTTATTTTGATAAAAAATATGATAAAACAAATTATGGAGTAATGGAAGAAGATAATAAACATGGTGGATATGCAGAACAAATAATTACTATGTCTCCAGATAATGTAAAACAATATATAATTCAAGACCAAATGAAGAAAAAAAATATATCAGAATCTGATGCAACACATTTTGCCGAAACATTAGTTGATGGATTTAAAAAAGTAATTGATGGACAATATGCAATTTTATACAAAGGATATGCAGAAAATGTCCAAGATGAATCTGATTTTTATATAAGAAAAAATAATAAATGGGAATTAAATAATGAAGTAGCAAAAAAATCAGGAATAACAGATGAATCATCAATAATTTGTGATTTAGAAGAAAAATGTATTTATAAATCAGATGATAAATGTGAAAGTATGGAAATGAATGAATTAAGTTTACAAAATAACTTGCTAAAAAATATAATAAGTGAATTCGATTCAAAATATAAATTGTCGAAAGAAGAGTTTGAGAAAAATATTAGAGAGAAACTAGAATATTTTATGTCAATAATGCCAATTATAAATAAGATTGAAACAAATGCATTATTAAAATATAATAATGAAAGATATAATTTGGGTTTAAAAATTGAAGATGATTCTAAGGGTCAAATTGTGTCGCCTTTTGCAGAATTATTGAGTATTATTTTAAGTCAGCGAGATTTTGTAAAGAAACAACATGATATTATCACATTTGCTAACAAATTTACTAGACCAGGATTACCTGTAATTTCTCCAACTGGTCATCAAGAAACTGAGCATTGGTTATATTGTATCAAGACCAATGTTTATTTGCTTCCTTCATTTAAAAAGACATTAGCTAGCGCTTTTATTGATTCTCAATATGTCTATCAATCGACTTTAAATTTAATTAAAGCCGAGATTGGACAGCTAAGTGATGATGGTGATTGGTGGACAGATAAATATACTGGTTGGCCAATTTGTCCTGGTGATTTTGATACTGAAGAAGGTTATGATGAAGGTTTTAAAATTGTATCTAGAAGTGTAATGGAGAATGATGCAGGTAGTAAAATTATGGCTTCAACAACAGAAAAAACTGTCCAATATATAACTCCTGAGACTATTATGATTAATAATATTATAAATGCTTTGTCGATTGCTATGGGAATTAATATTGAAACACAAAAAGAATTTATAATTAACTGTGTAACTGAGACAATTAAAACTACAGTTGAAAGTGAAGGTGATTATAAAGAAAAAATAAAATTTGCAGCACAAAAAGGTAAGAGTCTTCCATCATATAGAGATTTTTTTAACACTTCTCTCCTCTTTTTAACTTTAGGAATGTATTTAATAGCTATTCAAACGATAGTTCCTTCAATTAGAACAAGAAAAACACATCCAGGTTGTGTGCGTTCATTTACTGGTTATCCGTATGAAGGTCAAGGAGATTTAAGTAGTTTAATCTATTTAGCATGTGTTACTTATGATATCAGAGAATCAGGTGAGCCATGGAATGTATTAAAGAAGACTAATATTGAAAAGATACAAAATAAAATTAAAATTTTTATAGATGATTTACTCATTCAATTACCAGAAGTACATAGAAAATTCTCAGAAAAAACACAATATTTATTAACAAACCCTGCAACTGCTATACCAGAAGAACATGATATTGCACAATGGTCAGATTTCTTACCACCATTAGTTCCGTTTAAAATAAAACATTTAGTAAATATTTCTGAAGAGTTTAGAAGAGGTTTAGTAAGTGATTTAAGAATTGGTTCTCAAAATCAGAGAGAAAAAATACTAGTTGTAGAATCAAAAATTATACAATTCTCTCTAGCTATTCAAGAAAAAATTCGCGATGTTGTTAAAACTCATAAATTTTTACTTCATACATCAAATAACGAACCTTATCTAGAAAATGCTTGCTGTGATAGTAACTCAAATGAACCAACTATTGATTATTTTACCAGTCGCAGTCCAGATATTATTGAGTTTAATAATATTGTTAAAAAGTTGTCAGATATGTTAGATGATATAAGAGGGCATTCTGAAGCACTATTATTTTATAGTCATATTAATACTAAGAATATCTATCCAACAATATCAAATACTTTTAGTGAAAAATCTGTTTATCTTGCATTCATTTTTTACTGTAAATTTAAGTCACTAATTCCTATTCCAGAAGACTTAATTCCTTTATGTACAGATAAACCAGATTCATCCCTACTTAACCCATCAGATACTATAGATAGAATGATACAAAAACTAAAAGAAGATGGTAGAAATTATACTAATGAACAATTTTTAAGACTTATCCAATTGATTAGTCGAGAGAATATAATTAATATTGACTTAGACAATCCTATAGTGTCTTGTATAGCTAAATTATCCAGTTTATTAGATGCAATTTATGATGAAAATGATGAGAATGAAATAATTGAACAATCATTAAGAGACTTAATTAAAAATGCTATTGACACTTTTGAAATCGCAACAGAATCTAATCCTAAACCTGTTAAGGATTTAAATGATTTTTTGATAAGAACCAATGAAGAAATGACAAATGAATTAATTGATTTTGTTCAAAAAAATAGCGGTTCGAATGTTACTCGTAATTCAATAAGAAAATTCTCTGATACAGTTAAAAATTTGTCTGCATGGATATGTGATACTTCAACTAGAAATGAAGAGATAAAAATATCAAATGATGCTATGTATAATGTAACCAATTTTTACAAAACATATATAGATAATTTTGTTAATATATTTCCAAATATAATTTTAAATAAAGTTAATTTTGATAATACTCATATACCTAATTATTATGGATTTTCAAAAAATCATGCTTCTAAATTAAAAAAATACATTTCTGATTATTTTGAGAAATTAAAACCATTTTATGGTATACCAACTTTATTGAATGTTTTAACAACAATTAAACAAATGGGTAAAAATATGATAAAATTAGCCGATTCTACTCCTTGTTTTACAAGTATTAAACATAATGATAAAACTTTAAGAGGAGTTATTGATGAAAGAACCAGTAGATTTTTATTCGAATATTATCTTTTACGTATATTAATTACTTATATAGCATTAGCTGATGAACAAGATATGATTGTTACTGAAGTTACAAAGACTACTGATATTACTGATATATTTTCTGTTGATTATATTGATGAAACTGAAACACGAATAGATTTAGGTATGTCATCGCGCAGTCAAATTGATACTAGAGTTCAAACAGGAAATTTAAGACAATTAAAACAAAAGACAGCTGACCTCCTAATTGCTTTTATGGATATATTTAGGAACGAAAAAGAAACAGTTGATACGTCATACGAAGAAATTCAAGATAGAGTATTTAAATTGAGAGAAAGAGAAAAAGATATGGTAACTGATAGATTGAAATCAATGACCGACGAAGAAAGAGATATAGATACAGTAATGAAAATAACAAAACAAGGTTTGTATAGTAAAGGATTACAAAAAGGATTAACTGTATTAGATAAAGATTTCTATGATGAAGAGCAACAGTTGAGAGATGAGATGGAAAAAGCCGAAAGAAAAATTAGAAATAAAAATAAAGATGCAAATGATGAAAATATTGATATTTTAGTGGATGAATATTTAGAACATCAACAAAATGTGGCTGATATTGATGATGATGCTTTTGACATGCAATATTTAGGTGAGGATTATTATGATGGTAATTATACTGGTATTGATGCTCCAGAATATGAAACATATGGAGATGAAGATTAAGTATTTAGACAAATATAATTATAAAAATAGTTTATAATTATATATTAGATGTATAAAACATATATTAGAGAAAATATTACATTGGTAGCAGTTATTTTATTTGTTATTATTTTTGGTACAATTCAAATCATGAAACCTGCTTGCTTTTATAATAGAGATGGAAGTATTCGTGAATTTGGTATAGGATATAGAAATAAAACTATCTTACCTATTTGGCTTCTTTCACTTTTATTAGGTATTGTCTGTTATTTAGCTATATTATATTATGTAAATGCTCATAAAATTTTTTAAACTCTATTAGGTGTGTTTTATTAACATTGAATCGTTCTAAATTAAGAGTATATTCTGGGTCTGTAATTTATTATGTTATTTTTCCCTAGTAAATATATAAAATTTAATAAAACTTATCTTCATATTTAGAATATTCTTCATCTTCTTCTGCTTTACCATATAATTCTTTTTCTCTTTCTTTTCGTAATTTATCTTCCTTATTTTTTTTAGAAAATTCTTTTTGTTTCAGTTCATTTTCTTTTTGTTTACCAGATGCATTTTTTATTGGTGCTTGTTTTTCAGTGCCCTGAAATTTCTTACTAATTGTTTTTTCTTCTAACTTCTTCAACTCTTCATATACCAAATCTTCTTCATCATTTGAAAATAATTCCCTAGCTAATGCATTATCTGATTCTTCAACTAATTTTCTTTCTTCTAAACGTTTTAATTGTTCTTCATTTGGAACACTTAAAACCGGAATAATAAAATCTTCATTTTCCCAATCTTCCCAATTGTCTGACATGTTATATATTATATCTATTAAATCAGTATAATATATTTAAATCAATTTTATTATATATAAAACAAATAAAATATCAAAATTAATTGAAAAAGCGTTAACAATTTTAAATAATAATGTTTAACCAGTGATTGTATATGTTGCAGCAGCTTTTTCCTTCTCTTCTTTAGCTTTTTGTTCTTGGTCTAAGAATTTTTGATAATTAGCCTCCATTGTTTTTGGATTGCTTGCACAACCTCTGTTAGTTATTTTAAGTTGAACAATTGATGTAAGTAATAATCCAGTATACATATACCACATAGATTCGCCAACATTATCTCTAGTAACAACTAGTTCAAATAAATCATTTTTCATTTTATCAGATTCTACACCCCCTGTTTGATATTTTTCTTTCATTAGAGGTGTTAGAATACCCCAATATTGGTCGAAATTGCTTGGAACTATTTGATTAATTAATATGGAAGTATTTCCGCATATTTTAATTATAGCATCAGCTGCAGTTTCGAGTGCTTCTTTCTTTTCAGGAGTCATATTTTTATCTTCTGTCAATTTCTTTTCTATATCTTTATTTATTAATAATTCAGTCAATAATTTAGTAGCAGGACCAGAGACATAATAATAACCAACAACATCAGCAAATGCACTTTTAAAACCTGGATAAATTGTTAAAATTAAAACAAGAACGCCAAAAATTAATATCCATGGTAAGAATGTTAGGATACCAGCAGCTCCCATATTTTCAGTAATATTTCCTCCACAATTACTAGCAATAATTGATGAATTTACCATAAATTGTATTAAAATAACTAATAATATGTATATAGCTAAATACATATAGCTATTGCTAATATAATTCTTATATTCTTGTTTATTTTGATAAAGGGTATAAGGTAAGGCTGGCTTTAAGGCCAAATAATAAAAAAGTGTTGTTAATAAAAATGTTAAAATATTTAAGTATGAATTAGCCATATAGATAATATGTATAAATTAATTTAAAATTTTAACTATATTTATTATGAATTTTGGAGAACCAGCGCCTAAACCGATACTTACAGAACCAGGTGTTAAATATTTTTTAAATCAAGCTCTAAAACAATCTCATATTATAAGAGAACAATTTCATAATACTGTTTTTAATATTGGGATGTTTATTTTGTTTCTAATTGTTTTAGGGGGAATACTTGTTTATAAATATAAAGGAAAATTAACACCTGTTGAAGTAGCTAAAAAAAATAAGGAAAAACAACAATATGTATTGGAAAAAATAAAAAAATTTCAGGTAGCAAAACAAATAGCACATCAAGAATTAATTACTGGATTACCCCATTGGGAAAATGAATATGTATCTCATAATTAATTATAGCTATGTTTTTTATTTAAATTTAATTTATTAACTATAATATATATAATAATGTCAACAGAAGAAATACATAGTATTAAAGATGCTTTGAATGAATACTTTAGATTGAAAGAAAAATTTGAAAATGAAATGAATGTAAATAAACGAAAAATAATTAATAATCCAACATTAAGTAAAAGGGAAAAACGTTCAGAATATTTAAAATTAATGCCAAAATGTGTCAATTGTAAACGTCCATCTAGAAAAGGTACCATATTTTCTATAACATTTAATCCATCTAATGATAAAGAGGATTCTTATAGAGTTTTTAAGTCACAATGTGGTAATTTAGCAGACCCATGTAATCTTAATATTGAAATTAATTTAGGTTCCTTCGAAAACTTAGATAAATCAATTGCAGATATTAAAAATGAAATTGATGATGCAAAAAAAAATATAATTAATGATAAAAATAAATTATTGTTTGGTCTAATAACTACTGAAAGTGCTCTTAAAAATTTTGATAATAATAAATCTTATATTAATGATTTAACATCTATTTATGAAAGTTATATATTAAGTTGGAATAAAATTAATGACAATCCAGATAAAAAATCTGAGTTAGATGAAGCATTAGTGCAATCTTATGAAAATATTAATATTATAAAGGATTGTATTAAAAAAATGAATGAAAATAATGATACTCACTTTGCTATTGAAGCGGCTACAATTTATCATACAACATTGCAGCCATTATTAAATAAAATTAGACAACTTAAATACGGAGTAAATTTAGTTTATAATGATAATTCAAATGATACTTGCAGATTAATTCAACGAAAAACTGCATTAGAAAATATATATATAGGAGGATATAATAATACTAAAGTAGTTGCTTTTGATGTTGGACTTAAAGCATTCAAAAAAAAACCTGGTGCATTTATTATCGAATCTGATAGCACATCACAAGAAGAAGAATTCACTATTAAAATTCAAGAACCTGGTCAACCAAAACCAATTGATGAAATTGATGATGAACCAATTATTGGTCAAGGTGTAGATGGAATTGACTGGCAGACTAAAGAATATAAAGATTTATGGGTTATATTACCACAAGCACTAAGAAATGAATTCAAATCTAATATAGATTGGATGAAAGAATTTATGCATAAATGTGTAAATGAGAGAATAAATCATGGTCCACAATGGAATGGTTGTAAATTAACAATACCACCAAATATTGTTATTCCACCAAGAAAAATGGAAAATGGTCAGTACGATTTTGGAGTTTCTATTTATAATAAAGCGTTTAGTAAATTGCCGGAATCACTAAAAAATAATTATCTTACCTTGTATAATGAAGACACGCAAACAAAAGAAAAGAATTACAATATGTTAATAGATGCTATGAATGATTTAGTAGAAAAAGAAGTAAATTTCGGTAGAGGTTTTTTCTAATGTAATTATATATGATATTAAATTATATTTCAATACCAATTTTTCTTATTAGTTTTGCAGTTGGATTATTTTTTATATATATACTTGGTCCGGAGATGAAAACAGTTTATATTTATCCTAGTCCAGAAAATGTTGATAAAGTATTATTTAAGGATAAAGCTGAAAATTGTTTTTACTTTGAACAAGAAACTATTGAATGTCCAAATAATGAAAGTCTAATATCTAAAATACCTATACAAGCTTAGAATATTTATAATATAATAATATAAATGGGAATTAATCTTGGTAAGTTTGTTCATACTGAAACTGGAAAAATAATTATGTCTATTTTGTTGGGATTTGGTTTAGCTTCTTTATTTAGAACAGTATGTAAGGACAATAATTGTATTTTATTTCATGCACCACCTTTAGATGATTTTAAGGATAAAATTTATAAAAGTAATGGAAAATGTATAAAATATGTTCCAGTTGCCACAAAGTGTACATTAAATTCTAAAACTGTAACATTTGAATAATTTCTATCTTTTATAAAGATGGAGCAAAACATTGGTTATACATTTTCCATTACTTTTATAAAATATATACTTTGCGTAATTATCGTAATCAATCAATCTTTACAATAATTATGAGTGATTCAACAAGTATTTTAGATTTACCAACTGACCCCGTTGGAGGAGGAAGTATTGGTGGTAATATAGCTTTAACCGCTCAAGAAAATATTACACAACCTAATTCAGGAATGTCTTTAGACCAAACTACTATAAGTCAAATTGTTAATGGTTTACAACAAGCAACTTTATCTGGTGCAACCCAATTACCATCTAGAGATATTCCTATGAATACAAATAATCTAGCCAGTGACCCACAAGTTATGCCAAATTATGTCCCACAACCAATGCAAGATTATATTAGAAATAATGAACAGACTTCTGATATGATTAACAATTATAATACAAGTAAACAAACAAATAGTTCTTTAGATGATATGTATAATGAAATTCAGACACCATTATTATTAGCAGTATTATATTTTTTATTCCAATTACCATTTTTTAAGAAATTTTTATATTCATATATACCATTTTTATTTTCAAATGATGGTAACTTAAATATTAATGGATATTTATTTACAAGTATTTTATTTGGTATGTTATTCCATTTGTTAATGAAAACAACCTATTATTTTGATACCTTTTAAATATATATAAATGATTTACACGCATCTATATATATGTTTCAAACAAAAATGAAGATGAATTTATGAATAGACTTTTGCAAAATAAAAAAATATAAATAATATAATTATTCGTTATAATAATTGAATTCATTTTGATTATAAATATATGATTGATGAATACGTTAATAAATTAATTGAAAATTTACCAGAGTCATCAAAAAAATTACAAAATATTGATTTAGTTTTAGATGGTGGTTTATTTAATGGAAGTTATTTGGTTGGAGCATTATATTTTTTAAAGGAAATGGAGAGAAGACAATATATTATAATTGATAGAATATCAGGATGTAGTATTGGTTCTATAGTTGGATTTTTATATTATATAGATGCTTTTGATTTAATGCCTAAATTATATGAAACTTTTAATAATGAATTTAAAACTAATTTTACGTTAAATACAATTAAAAATTTAAAAACATTTTTAGTCGGAAGAATTCCTGATGATATTTGCAGCAAAGTAAATGGTAAACTTTTTATATGTTATAATGATATTAAACGTAAGAAAAAAATAGTAAAATCAACTTACAAAAATGTAGATGAAATAATAGATACTATAATTAAATCGTGTTATGTTCCTTTATTAATAGATAACAATATTTTATATAAAAAAAAATACATTGATGGCATAAATGCTTTTATTTTTAATAAAGAAAGCAATAAAAAAATATTGCATATGGAATTATTCAGTTATGATAAATTTTTTAATGCGATTAATATCAAAAATGAAAAAACTAATTTTCATAGAATTTTATCTGGATTATTAGATATTCATAGTTTTTTCATTAAAAAATCAAACACTACTATGTGTAGTTTTGTTGATGAATGGAATATATGTAATAAATCATTTTATTATTTTAAATTGCTTTTTGAGGTATTTGTTGTAAATATACTTTATATTACAAATTATATGAAAAAATACATTTCGCCTGATATTGAGGATAATTTACTAGTTAAAATAATATCAAGAATTACTTTTGATATATTTAGCATTATTTTAGAAAAATATTGTTTATAAGTTTAAATTAATATTTATTTGTAAGATATCAATATAATAATATGGATAATATTGATATCACAGACTCGGCGTTTTGTTTAGAGGTTCCTGATTTAAATAATATTATCAGTCCTTGTGAAAGTATTATTATAGATTATACAATGTTTATTTATATTGGAGCTGCAATTTTACTTGCTATTATTAGTATATTTATTTATAATTTTTATCAAAATAAAAGAAACAACCAAGATGAAAATTGCTCAGGAGGTTTTTGCACAATGGGAAATAATCCTAATAATTAACTTTAATAAACTTGTTTTTTGTTTTTACGACTTTTTGAACCATAAATGTTGAATAATCCATTATTTTTTTTAGTTGTTTTCTTCTTCCTTTTCTTAACTGTAATATTTTTATTATCTTTTTGGGTTTTTATATCATCTGGTCTATAATTTAAAAACCATTCTTCAAACATTTTTGTATTCTTATTTTTTTTAAGTTCTTTATATTTTAACGCTTTTTCAGCTTTCATTTCTTCAACTGATTCTTGATGACCATAGCAAGTTATACTAAATCTTTTTAATAACCCTTTTTGTACTAATCTATTTTTCTGTTGAACATCAAATAAAAATTTTGACATACAAAGAATTCTATCAATAAATTGATTGTAGTATGGTTTATTAGCATATAAAAACGCTAAATATAAACTTAACATAGTATCAATTGTTGCTACTTTTACTTTTTTACCCTTTATTATTAATACGTTATAACTATGACATCCGATGGGCTTATAAATAAATAAAATAGAATCATTTCCAACTTTAACTTCATAATGTTCAGGAACTATCTCTCCAACTGCATCTTGTTTAAATATTTTTACATTTTTAAATCCATTATCAATTAGACGTTCTTTAATAATTTCAGCTGTTTGTTCAGGATTATTAGATAAAACATCAAAGTCTGCTACATTTTCGATTTTTTTCTTTAAATTTGAGGGCATATATTGTGAGTAAAGACTATTAGCAAAACCACCAAAAAATACTACACCTTGATTAATAAGAGCATTTTTAGTTATTTCATAAATTTTATCTTCATTTTCTTTATCTTCCATTTCACGTTGAAAATCGACATCATTACAATTAATATCAGTAATAGGATAATTTTTATTTAATAATGCTAACCTTTTTAACACCTTTTCCCATCTGCTAATATCACCAGCTGGTCTAGATAATTCAAGATACATTGACATTCTTAAAAAATTAGGAGGGGCATACATCATACCACCAACACTTATTGTGTCACTTTTTATAGCAAGAAAAATTTGCTTCGGCAAATAAGTTATATCTGCTACTGCCATATAATTAACATAAACTTTATAGGTTCCATGGTGTTGACCTGATTTAGCTTCAACATCAATAAAACCTTTCTTAAAATAAATATTAGCTAATTCTTTTGCATCATTCAAAGCATTTTGAGAGAAAAAATCATAATCTGGAAGTTCAACTTCTTTATTATAGAATCTATCTTCTTCAGGTAAAATATTGTTAATAGCTGTTCCTCCATAACAAATTAATTTTTTATGTTTAATAAATTCTTCAACTATATCAATTATTTTTTGTACATCTTCTGAATTTACTACTCGTCTACCCATTTTTTCTTCAGCTTTATCTACCGCCATACGCAAAATTGTTAATTCACAATCTGCAAATGACAAATCTTTACAGACATTTTTTTCTTTTGGCATTTCTATATTATTATGTTAAAATAAAATTGAATAATATTGATATTTACACCATTGAAGATTTAAAACCACATAATTTTTATATTTTTTCTGTAAATAATACAAATGACTAAACATAAGACAGAAGACAGAAGATTATAAAAATTATGTGGTTTTAAATCATCATGTTATATTAGTCTTTATATATATTAAATATACGGATTACTCTAAATAAATTTCAATATATCTAAAAGTTAAAATCATAAAAGTCAGTTGATGCATTTCTTGTAGCATAAGAATATTCTGGTAATTGAGGTGTTGGTGCAGCAACTGTAACAGGTTGATATCTCAAATCATCGGGTTTAAGTGCAAATGCATATCCGGCTCTATCAAAAAAGAGTGCATTCTCCATAAGATTATTATCAACTAATTGATATCTCAATGCAACCATTTGACATCCACTTGCTCTACATACCATGCCACTAGGATTAGCCGGATTACTGCCATTATCTGGTGTTACGATGGTTATACCTCGTCTATTAAAATCAGTCAATTCATTGATGTCAGGATTATTTTTAATATTATAATAATCATATTCTCTCATAAATATTGAGTTGCTCGTTAAATTAATGAACTCAAGTAAATCTTGATTCTCAAGAAATGCAGTATTTGTTCTATCAACAATTAGTATAATTTTATTTTGGAGAGATAAAAGAGGAATATTTCCTAAATTTTTTCCTTCAGATTCATAACTATAACTAGGTCCTAACATAATATCAGTATTAGACTTGAAAATATCTGTTAATTTAGAATACATGTTTTGATTACTACTCTTAAATCTTAAGTGAATTAATATAGGGTCACTTGGGTTTGGACATGTTCCTCCGGAAAACGCATAATTTTTAATAGTATCCATAACAGTTCCAAAGTTGACTGAATTAAATGTTTCTTTAACATGATAATTATCAATTGTGCTGGTTGCTACAACTGGTTGGTCATTTACAGAATATATTTCAAAATCAAGACATCTAACACCTTGTTTTATAATAGCCTTTAAGTTACAGATATTAACAAAATCATTTTTATAATTTGACCCTGAACAAGCATTATACGCCGTTTTAATATAATAATCAAATAAATTTCCACTACAATCGGGGTCTGAACTATTAATTGATATTAAATTACCAGCAACACTTGGATATAGAGTATTCATATAATCGCATGTAGCATTTTCTAGTCTGCTTAGATAAATCATATAACCAATAAAAATGATTAAAATTATTAGTATAAATGCCATAATTACATAAGATTGAAATGATTCGTCTAAACTTTGTATTTGTGATAAAAAATCTGTATTTGTTGATGACATTACTAATATATTAAATTATTATTAATTTTTGTTATAAAGTTTTGAGAGAAAGATATTTAGGGAAATTACTACTTTAAATTAAAAGTAAGGAGTAATTACTTAAATATATATTATTTAGTTATATTATAAATGCCAAAGGTTTGTGAATATGAAACGTGTAGAGCTTATGCTAACTATGGTGAGTTTTATGGAAAACCATTAAGATGTAAAGAACATAAAGGAGACTATAAATTAGTTAGTCAATTGTGTCATGAAGGAAATTGTAAAATAATACCAATTTATAATAAAGAAGGAGAAACAAAAGCATTATATTGCTCTCAACATAAATTAGATGGAATGATTGACATAATACATAATGCGTGTTTTTATGAAAATTGTAAAACAAGACCAATTTATAATTACAATGGAGAAAATAAACCATTGTATTGTTTAACACATAAATTAGATGGAATGGTTAATGTGGTTTCAAAAAAATGCGTCTACTCAAAATGTAAAAAACAACCATGTTTTAATTATAATGGTGAAAAAATAGCATTATATTGTTCAGAACACAAAAAAGAAGAAATGATTAACGTAAAAGATAAAACTTGTATTCATCCAAAATGTAAAAAACAACCATGTTTTAATTATAATGGTGAAAAAATAGCATTATATTGTTCAGAACACAAAAAAGAAGAAATGATTAACGTAAAAGATAAAACTTGTATTCATCCAAATTGTAAAACGAGACCAAGTTATAATTTTGAAGGGAAAATGATTGGTTTATATTGTTCTATTCATAAATTAGATGGAATGGTTGATATTTATCATAAAAGGTGTTTACAAGAAGGTTGTAAAACTCAACCTACTTATAATATAGAAGGAGAAAAAACTACATTATATTGTTCAACACACAAAAAAGAAGGAATGATTGATATAAAGCATAAAAAGTGTAAGGCAAATTATTGTTTAGGAACTCTTGCTAATTCTAAATATAAGGGATATTGTGCTACTTGTTATCAACAATTATTTCCAACCGATCCTTTAACACTTCAAATTCGTTGTAAAACAAAAGAAATTACTGTCCAAAACTATATTAATTTAAATTTTGAAGGCTTTCAACATGATAAACCTTTATACACAGGCAATTGTGACTGCACACACAGAAGAAGAATAGACCACAGAAAATTAATTGGAAATACTTTATTATGTATTGAAACTGATGAAGAACAACACAAGGGTTACGATAAAGATGATGAAGAAATTCGTTATGATGATTTATATATGTTACATAGTGGAAAATTTATATTTATAAGATTCAATCCAGATAAATTTAAGGATAAAAATGGCAAATCTATAAACCCAATGATGTATACTCGTTTACCTATTTTGAAAGAGGAGATTGAAAAACAAATTAAAAGAATTGAAAATGAAGAAAATAAAGAATTATTAGAAATTATTAAATTATATTATGATGAAATAAAGAATTAAAAAATAATACTATTATATACTAAATATGGCTGGAGGGCTTATGCAACTAGTTAGTCAGGGAAATCAAAATATAATTTTGAACGGCAATCCTGAAAAATCATTTTTTAAAAGCACATATAAAAAGTATACAAATTATGGTCTTCAAAAATTTCGTCTAGATTATGAAGGTACACCTCAATTAAATTTAACAACTGAAAGTACATTTACATTTAAGGTTAAAAGGTACGCAGACCTTCTTATGGATTGTTATATATGTATAACATTACCAAATATTTGGTCAGGAATAATGCCTCCACAACCTTATACTAACCCCGACGGTTCGACTAGTTATACAAATTGGGCTCCTTTTGAATTCCAATGGATAGATAATTTAGGTGCTCAAATCATCAGTAATATAACAATCAATTGTGGTAATCAACAATTACAAAAATATTCAGGACAATATATACTTAATTCAGTTAGAAGAGATTTTTCAGGAAGTAAACGAGCTCTATTTGATGAAATGATAGGCAATGTTCCTGAATTGAATGATCCGGCTAATTCCGGACCTCGTGTAAATGCATATCCAAATGCTTTTCATACAACAAGTCCAGCTGGAGCACAACCTTCTATTATGGGTAGAACATTATGGATTCCAATTGGCTCATGGTTTAGTCTTCTCTCTACGCAAGCTTTTCCATTAATAGCTCTTCAATACAACGAGTTATCTATCAATGTTACATTTAGACCTATTAATCAGTGGTTTACTATTCGTGATGTTATGGATTATACAAATAATTATCCGGTTATTGCTCCAAATTTTAATCAATATTATATGCAATTCTATAGATTTTTACAAACACCTCCAGACGAAGAAATAGGTCCTACATCTTATGTAGATACTAGAACAAATTGGTTTGCAGATATTAATTTAAATTGTACATATTGTTTTCTCTCTAACGATGAATCAACAATTTTTGCAAAAAATGAACAAAAATATTTATTCAAACAAATTCATGAAAAACCATTCTATAATATAACTGGAGCAAATAAGATTGATTTGGATTCGATTGGTATGGTTATAAGCTGGATGTTTTATTTCCAAAGAAGCGATGCTAATTTAAGAAATCAATGGTCAAATTATACAAATTGGCCTTATGAATACATGCCTCAAGATATAACTCCAGCTTCAACAGGAGGAGATTATCCAAATCCAAATCCAATAGGTCCACCATTTTTAGGACCTGGATTAAATCCAGACGGAACATTATCAGGTTTATATTATTCAGGGGTTTATAATCCTCAAAATCTTAAATTTATTTTGATTGCATTAGGAATATTACTTGATGGCCAATATAGAGAGAATATTTTACCTGCAGGAGTATTTAATTTTGTAGAAAAATATGTAAGAACAGCTGGTTTTGCTCCTCCAGGTTTGTATTGTTATAATTTTTGTCTGGATACAGACCCTTTAAAGTATCAGCCATCTGGTGCAATGAATATGAGTAGATTTACAAACATACAGTTTGAATTTACAACGATTACTCCTCCAGCAGACCCTTATGCACAGGTTTTAACAATTTGTGACCCAGCAACTGGAGATATAATAGGTATTAACAAACCAACATGGAGAATTTATGATTACAACTTCAATATGTATTTAATAGAGGAGAGAGTAAATATGGTGATATTTGTTGGTGGAAATGCTGGATTATTGTATGCAACTTAATAATAAATTAAACCAGTTTACACATATTATAATTATTATATCATTAAATGATGTTAAGACATAATAATTTTATATAATATTAAGTTATTAAATAAGTATGATGCGAATTATAACGATAGTTAAAAATATTTTACAAAAGTCAAATTTAAAACCTCCATTAGGTAGATGGAATATTGAAATTTGTAATAAAAAACTCAATAATAAAATAGATTTGGCAAACGAAGACCATTGTGGGCCATGTGGTAAATATATAAAAAATGTATTAGTTACTGAAAAAATTGATGTTAATATCTAAAAATAATAACTCCTTTAAGTAGTTTAAATTATATATTTTACACCTTTGGACATTTAAAACGCCGTTTAATTTTAACATATAATATATTATACAATATTATATGTCTATTTATGGTCATTATACACAACAATATTATGGAAATAAATTTATTTTTCCAGAAAAATCATTTTTAATATCAGGCATAAGTTTTTATAGAGATAATTGTTTAGACATCACATATGAAACAGAATTGATAATGGAGTTGGAACCAGACAACGAATACGATAAATCAGCAATATCTATCAAAAATAATAATAAAAAGATTGGTTATGTTCCGAATTGTCAAATAAAAGAATTATGTAAAGAAAATATAACAGAACCATTAAAAATAATAAATATAAAACTTATCAATGGAAATTATGGAATTCGTGTTATACCTAAATGCTTTTATGTTTATGATAAAATATTAGAAAGTAAAGTATTTTTCTCTGATGATTAGTCAGCGTTTTAAATGTCCAAAGGTGTAAAAGGTACTTAAAGACGACTGCACTACATAATGAAGGGAATTTCTTGAGATTTTGAAAAAATGGTCTAAAAAAGTTCCCTACACATGAAGAGAAATTAATCAAAATAATTTTGGGAAAGTTTTTTTGAATTTTCAAAATGGACAAAAAAAATGTCCAAAATCGATATACCAAAAACGTCCTTACTGACCGAATTTTTTTATTACGATAGTGAAAAATTATCGTCATAAATTAAACCAAAGAAATATTTTTTGTGATTGTAAAAAAAATATATATTTTTATTAAAAAAGGATTTAGGCGTTTTTTTTTATCTTTATAGATAAATGAATGATAACATAAAACGCCAAAAAAACGCTGAAATATTTTTCTGTAAAATTTGTAATTTTAAATGCTGTAAAAAAAGTGATTGGGATAGACATATATTAAGACCAAAACATATTAAAAATGAAAATGATAATAAAAATGATACAAATGATAATAAAAAAACGCCTTACGATTCATCATCTGTATATAAATGTCATTGCGGAAATATATATAAACATAGGTCAGGTTTATCTCGTCATAAAACATCAGAAAACTGCAAAAAAAACGCCAATTATGAACACTACTACACAGATGAAGGGGAATTTAAGGCTTTAACTAATCTTATTCTAGAGGTTGTAAAGCAAAATAAAGAATTAGTAACATTAAATAGTGAAGCTCAAAAACATAATCAAGAACTCACAAATAAGCTTGTAGAAATGTCTGGAACAACTAATAATAACACACTAATAAATAATAATTCTAATAATAAAACGTTTAACTTAAATGTATTCCTAAACGAAACATGCAAAGACGCTATGAATATTAATGATTTTATTGATTCCCTTCAATTACAACTATCAGATTTAGAAGAAGTAGGTAAGCTAGGCTTTGTAGATGGTATTTCTAATATTATTGTTAAAAATTTAAAAGCACTAGATGTTCATAAAAGACCTGTGCATTGTGCAGATAAAAAGAGGGAAGTTATTTATATCAAAGATGAAGATAAATGGGAAAAAGAAAATGAACAAAAAATAAAAATTCGTAAAGCTATCAAACGTGTAGCATTTAAAAATGAAAAACTTTTGCCAAAATTTAAAGAGCTTCATCCAGGGTGTAACTATAGTGATTCAAAATATTCAGACCATTATAGTAAATTAGTTATAGAGGCGATGGGAGGTATGGGAGATAATGAAAGCGAAAAACAAGACAAAATTATCAGAAATATAGCTAAAGAAGTAGTTATAAATAAAAGTTAATAATTTGATGGCAAAGGTCCATCTACTATAAATTCACCTGTTGCAGTATACCTTGATGGATAATTAGGCATAAATTGTAATTGATTAGGTTTATATCTTTTATTAAATAATTTTTGACCTTCATTAAATGATTTACTCCAAGTATCTACTCCAAAATTAGCTTGAGGTGGCTGAGCATACATATCCTTAGTAATTATTTTTTCTCTAGTTCCATAACCGGTTGTTAATGGAGAATATGTAGGTGTTACACCAACGGTCAATTTACCCGCATTATTGGCACCAGCAATACATTCTGATGTTTTAGGAGACGATGATAAATTAGGCTGACAACCAGGACAATCAAAATCAGTAAAGCATTGCTGACCAGTTATAGCACATCTTGAAGTTGGTCCGCAAAAATTTTGACAACTATAAGTAGTATTTAACGGTAAATCTACAGTATGAGTTGTTTTATCACTTACAGGAGTTGAAGTAAAGCATTCTACAATATATTTTTCGGCAGCTAAATAATCAATCATATTAAAAACAAAAACTAGTAAAATCATTGTCATAAGGGGTAAAAATATTGTGTTAAAAGAAAATTTCATATAATAAATTGATATTAAAATTTTTATATTAATTTAATATAAGTAATGTCAGATACAAATAATGATACTAGTGCTATAGACGAAAAAAAAGACCAAGATTCATCCTCTTCTGCAAGTAGTTTTATATCTAATATAGGAGGATTCCTAACTTCTTTAATTGTGATAATTATTCTAATAATATTATACTTTTCAAGTGGTGGATTAATTTTATTTATGTGTAAATTAGCACAATCAAATATATTACCGTCCGAACCTAATTGTGCTCCTTATACTGATAATAAACCAGATATAGAAAAAATACAAACTAATATTTTTACCACATTTACAGACCCTGAAATGTCTATGAAAATGGAAATACCATATGATATAAATTCGCAAAATAAACTTGTTGAGATATTTAAAAAATATAAGGAAAAATCTTCTTCAAACTTTTTAGCAAATTATTTTATTTCAATAATAGAATCTATATTACAATTTAATTATTCAGCAATTAATACTATTATGAATTTAATGAACTCCACATTTCCTGAACCAGCAATAGTAGGTGTTGGTCCTTTAATTGGTGGTTTTTTATTTGCTTTTGGAGCCTTAATTAATATTATTTATTTTATATATTTATGGTTTACAAATATGTCGTGGTTCTTTAAAACAAATAGAAATGATACAGGTGATGGAAAGCCACAATGGGAAGATGTCACAATCATGACTCCAGTAAATTGGTTTTTAGGAGCAGGATTAGCAATACTATTTGTTTTTATAATTATATTTGGTTTTCCTATTGTTTCAATTTTACCAATATTAGTTTTTCATAATTCTGTAATTTCCACATTATTTGTTAAAGCTATAATGAATGGTAAACAAATATCATCATTTACTATCATAAAAGAAACCTTAAAATATTATAAAGTAATAATAGTATCAATAATAAGTTTGTTTCTTATTTTATTGGCTTTCTCTAAATTAGGTACATTACCTGGTATTTTTGCAATTCTTACTGTTGGATTAATATATTATGGTTTAATAGGTTTAGATATTTTTAAATCAATTCCAGAATCAAATTTATCCCCATTAGTTAGCAATAAACAAGCTATTAAAACATGTAAGGCACCAGAATTTAAAAAATTTAATGAAAAAGGATTCTTTTATAATTTGATATTTGGACAAAAAGGTGGCAACATTTCAAAAGAATTAAGAAAAATAGGAAAAAATTTATCTAATAAATAATTTTATCGTAATATTACTTAAATAATAGTTATTTAATTAATATTATAATGGGTAAAAATAAAAATAAACTATCAAAACATCCTTTTGTTAGTATATGTACACCAACATTTAATAGACGTCCTTTTATACCAATAATAATGAAATGTATTGAGAATCAAACTTATCCGAAAGATAAAATGGAATGGATTATTGTAGATGATGGTACTGATAAAATTGAAGATTTAGTAAGTCATCTGCCTTATGTAAAATATTTTAAATATGATGAAAAAATGACAGTTGGTAAAAAAAGAAATTTAACAAATGAAAAAGCAAAAGGTGATATTATAGTTTATATGGATGATGATGATTATTATCCTCCTTATAGAGTAAATCATGCTGTAGAAAAATTACTCGGAAGTAAATTTTTATGTGCAGGTTCAAGTGCAATGTTTATGTATTTTAAACATATAAATAAGATGTTTCAATTTGGTCCATATGGTCCAAACCATGCAACAGCAGCAACATTTGCTTTTAAAAGAGAATTATTAAATCAAACAAAATTCGATGAAGAGTCATCTGTAGCTGAAGAGAGCAAATTTTTAAAAGGTTATACTATTCCATTTGTGCAATTAGACTCAACAAAATCCATATTAGTGTTTTCACATACTCATAATTCATTTGATAAAAAAGAATTATTAAAACAAATGCCAAATCCAAGTGTGCATGATACACCATTAACTCCAAAAGATTTAGTAAAAGAACCAGATATCTTAAAGTTTTTTATGGAAGATATAGATGAGTTATTAATTAATTATGAACCAGGTAAACCAGAAAATAAACCTGATGTAACTAAACAATTAGCCGAAATAAAGATAGAGAGAGAGAAAAAAATTCAAGAAATAATGAAACAACAAGCAGATTATCAAGATACAATTAATAAAATAACAATGATTACAAATCCTGAAATATCTCAACAACAAATTAATGAACAAGCTATGATGATACAACAATTAATGTTTGAAAATAATCAATTAAAAGAACAAGTTCAATATTTAAATAATAAAATTAAACAGCTTATTACATCTCAAATAGAAAAAAAGAAAAATGAAAGAAAAATTGAATTATCTAGTGAAGGTCCAACAATAAATATAGCTTAAAATGATTTAAAGATATATGTGTTATATATTATAATATATAAGACATGTACCAGGACGATTATTTAAATCAAGTTGACCAAAATAATTTTGACGAAGACGATGCTGATAAAATGTTTGAGAAGGTAAAGAGACAAGATAAGGGTTACAATGTAATTTATAGAAAGGCTTTAAAGAAAAATGGACAACTATATAACAAGAAAATTGAAATATATACATCCAATGGAACTGGAAATCGAATTAGAGATGCAGAGACTGGTGAATATTTTTCAAACCTTGTAGGTTCAAAGGATGAATATTTGTTTTTCAAGGTTATTTTGACTACTGGAGAATGTCGAAGTATAAATGGTTCTAGCACGTTATTTTATAGTTCGCCTCAGCATTATGTATCTCATTTGTTGTGTGATGTAGACCCTATTTTATCACATAATTGGGAGCTAAATAGGGATGCTAGGTTATTTGAATTAAAGAATAAAATTATTCTAAATCAACATTCTATTGATGTTAGATAAAGTCAATATTAATTAAAATTAATTAAATTTAAACTATAAATTTTTTATCATAGTTTAAATTGAAAAACTTATTCTTCTGATTCATCACCAGCATCTTCTTCTTCTTCAATTTCTTTATCAGTTGTTCCAGTAGCATTTTCTTTAATATATTTTTCAATATATCTATAAATACGATTAATATCGAGTTTGCTTATTTCATAATTATCAAGTAAATTAATAATCTCTGACGTGTCATGATTATTACTTAATTCAATAAAGAATCCAAATAAATCTTTTTTATCCATTCCTAATTTCTGACATAGCTTCTGTATAAAAAGAGAATTATTATATTCAGTAGAATATTTAGTTAAGACTTTTGTAAATCTAACCTCACATGGTATAGTTTTATTATTTGTTATAAATGTTTCATGATATAATTTATTATTTTTAAATGTCTTAATTAGAGAACTCATTTCATTAAATTGCCATATTTGTTTTTGAAATGTAATACGGTCAATATAATCTGCAAAACATATATTATCTAATTGAGAAATATAGAATGGTATAGATTTTTTCTTATCCATTTTTTCAATTACATCAATAATATTTTCATGCCATAATAATCCAACACTTGTTCGGTCTGTTTCATTCATAATATTATTATGTTCATTAAGAGGAAAATAACCTTTAATAAGTTTATTTGTGATTTTTTTTGTATCATCATTATATGATTTAATTTGAAGAATATTTTCAATAATGTCACATGTAAAAAGTTCAGGTTTATTTTTGAATAAGTTATGGATATTATTTAATTTTCTTAAATCACCTTGAACATATGTGACTAGTTTAGTTTTTAAATTAGATTCGATTTTAGTGAATAATGATTCTGTTATGTTTAATATTTGAAGTTGATTGGGTGTTTTTAATTCTATAGTATTACAAACTTTCATTAGTTCTTTAATTTTTTTATCTACTCTATAGTTACCAATACAAATAATAGGATTCATAGTAACTTCTTCTAATTTTTGTTTTTTCGTCTTTTTAGGTCTAATAAGTTTAATGAGTGAATTTATACCTCCTTTATCACCGTTATTCATTCCATCAATTTCATCCATAATAATTGCAATTTTTTTGATTTTTTTATTAAATAAACTCATAATATTTTTATCAGACATATTATGTTTTGTAATATCTTCGATAACAGATGTATTTCTAATATCACCTGCATCATATTTAATAATATCATAATTAAGTTCTTTTAATATATTAAAAACAAATGAGGTTTTACCTGTTCCAGGGTCACCATAAATATAAATACCTTTTTTAAAAAGTAGATTGTTTCTATTAGATTCAAAATCATTTAGAATTTTTTTAATTTCTTTTTCTTGTTCATATCGATTAAGAATTTTATTTATATTTAATTTGTCCATTTTATATATTTAACAACATTCTTTTTATGTAGATTTCTACACAAATCACGTTTCTTTAAATAATTAGTTAAAATTTTCCTGCAATTGTCTGAATTATTTTCAATACAATAATTAATAATAAAATAAATATAATTGTTAAAAACCATATTTTTATATCTATATTGTTTATTTTTAAGCCATAAATTTATATTCTCTCCAAGTATTTTTTCAAAGACAAAATCATTATCTCTTCTAATCATATCACGAACATAATTTTCATATAATTTTATAGAACTCTTGATAGTATGATGATATAAATTATAAAATGTCTTATTAACAAATACGAGCTTCTTATATGTAATAAATTCTTTGATTAAATTAATAATATCATCAGGTAAATGAGATAATTTCATTATACATATAATTATTAAAATATATTTATAATGTTTATTTTTATTATTTTCTATATCTTTTGGTGTAAAGGCAAAAAAATAAGAAAAATGTAAAATAAATAGTTTGTCAATGATTATTAACACCATAAATTATTCTGTCTAAGTTTGACAAGGATTATTAACACCATAAGTTATTCCGTCCCATGATACTCCACAATTTTTTGCCCAAGTATATTTAGCACACAATTCATTAGACCCTGAAAATGCAGGAGTATTAAAGCTCATTCTTAAATGTTTATCTCCATCTTGAGGAGAACATGTTCCTAAATCTTTTACATTAATACATGTAGCATTATTTCCAGAACCATCGATTAACCAAAAATCAGGACAATCTGGAATCATAGGAGGCCATTCTTGGTTAGTAGAATAAGTAAGCGCCATCCCAATGAATACAAGACTAATTATTAATATAATTATAGCAGCAAAAAGAATAAATTTTTGAAAACCTTCCATATAAATTAAATAAATATAATTTTTTCTATTTACTTATTTTATATAAATGAACAAAGTAAATAATGGACGTGTTAATATAAAATCACCTAATACTTCAACATTATTTGAAATGTATGATAAAATACCTGCTAATCAATGTGTAACATTTAGGAATGCAACTGATGGTTTATGGAATGAGACTCCTTTGTCGCAAGCATTTTTTTCTAAACAAAACGTACTAATACTTCAAAATGGTATTAGAGCAGGTGTATATCAACGCTCAAATGGACAATATGTAATAGGAGGACAAGATTGTGATTCACTTAAAATAATAATGAGAAGTGTATTTCTTCAGCACTCTGTAAATCAACCATCTAATATTCCTCATCAAATAACTGAGCTAAATAAAATTGTATTAAATTATTGCATACAACAGGTATATAGTGAAGCTCAGGGTTATATGAAATATATAGACGATGTAAGCACATTAGTTGTTCCTATTGCACATCCAATTCAAGCTAGCAATACAGATAGACAACTTGAATTAAAGAGTTGGTTTTAATCCACCTGTAAAAGAGCAATCGTTTGCGTTTTCTTTAAGTAGTTTTATTAATATATTAAAATAATGGATGATAAAATTGTTTTAATATGTGCTACAGGACGTTCCGGTTCGACAACAATGCAAAGATTAATTAACACAATTCCTAATTCAAATATATGTGGAGAGAATTTTGCAGCTATTAATTCACTCCTTGAATTTTACAGAAAAATTAAAAATGCTACTATAAACAATATACCAGGACATTTGACACCTTTTACATATGATTATCTTATTAGCAAAAATGTAAAACCATCTTGGTATAATTCATATAATTATAACCAAATTGTACATATGATAAAGTTGATGATAATTAATATGTTTACACCTTTGCACATTTAAAACGCTCATTATAGACGCTAAAAAAATAAAAAAGTGTAAAATCAATAGTAGGAATTTCACCTACGATGGTCTTACTTTTTCTTCTTCTGTTTTTTCCCTTTGGGAGGAAGAAGTGAAAGACGAAATTTGCGTAACTTGTGAAAAACATAATGGTCGTTCTTGATTTTCTATCCAACAACTTGTTAATTTCATTATGTTTATGGAAGAATTTGCATCTCGTGTCCTGAATACGATTTTTTTGTTTTCGCAACTCACGCAATCAGAACACTTTAACAGACGAAATACTTTCTTCCCTTCCTTATCCTTGTAATATTCTAAATCTTTATTACAATCACAACATTTCTTACTTGTATTACATTCGTTTATGGTAATCGTATCATATTTTCTATGAATTAATTTCCTTAAACCTTTATTCATTGTAGGCATAAAATGTTTCATTTGGGTTGACCTACTCCAATTTCCATAACCGATCAGGATATTTTCTCCAAAAGTTTCCTTAATTTTATTCAGGAATGTATCTATGGATTTCTTACTATAAGAGTATTGTCTGAATTTCATTTTACGCCATACTTCTTGTTTATAAAATTCAGATGTTTCCTTATTCAATTTATTCTTCTCAACTAAATATGTTTTGAACTTTTCATAATCAACTGATTTGCTATTTTGAAATGATAATTGGGTTTCTTTTTCAATAATTCTCTTTCGTTTCCTTTCCTCTAATAAAATTCGTTGGTTTGTTTTTGCTTTACTTTCTCGTTTTCTTTGTGGGGATGTGTATTGTAGTTTGTTTCCATTTTTATCCATCATATAAACTAACGAACGCTTACCAGGGTCGCAACCAACAATATTTCTGTCTTTCAAAGTATCTAATTGTTCTTTGGATAAATCTTCTATGGTATGAAATTCTTGTTCTTGTAAAACAGGAACTCTTGAGCCCCATTTTTTATCTTTCAAATCTTTTCTGATAAATAATAAACAACAGGATATTCCATCGGTTTGTATTTGGTTATGAAACTGGTAATGTTTATTCTTGAAAATTATATTTTTCATATCCAAGAAATTACCCCATACTTCATTTTGGTTCTCTTTCACACTACTTAATAATTCACCCTTTTTGGTTTTATTTCCTTCTTTATCCTTTTCAGGTGAAAATAAATTTATCAAACTCGCTGTATCAATA